ATCCCGCTCGCATAAGTAAGCATTTACTTACTTTTCCTGCTTTGATAAGATCCGGATCATTTCTCCAAGAGGATCCGGATCTATGGCCGTTCGCTTCACCACCACGCTTGCAACCGCCGAGAGCGCCGAATGGTCGCCCTCCGGCGTCACCTTCCTCCAGTTCCACTCTGATGACCGTGAAGCACAGGTGGAAGTCCTTGCGAAGGTCACGAACGATCCCGGCTGCCCATGGGATCGTATCGAAGTCCTCAAGAATGCGAACGGCGTCATTCGCGTGCCGGAAGTGCCAAGCCTTAAGCTTGCGATCATCCGCAATTCTCCGGGTAGCACGCTGACGGTTTGGGGTAACGACTAATGCAGATTTTCGCTGAACGCCTTCTGCCCGGCCTGATCTCCAGCTCGGCGCTTGTTCAGGCCGGCCCCGTAGTTCCGAAGATCACCCTCTCCAGCAGCTTCGTGCCTGAAAACAGCGCCATTGGCACCTTAATTGGCACCTTGTCGGTGCTCAAGGGTTCCGGATCCTACACCTTTACCAAGATCTCCGATCCTGATGGTATCGCCACCTTGACCGGAAATCAGCTCAAGCTTGCTAAGGTGCCCGATTTTGAGGACTCCACGGGTCACAACGTTACCATTCATGCCGACAACGGCGCCGGCTCGATCGCTGAGCATACCTTCCTGATTTCAATCGGTAACGTTCTTGAGGGCACGCTCGCGCCTTCGACTGCTTCCTTCACTGTGGATTCCGCCCCTGGCACGCCCATCGTAACCATTACCGGCCTCGATATCGGTGCGAACGAGCAGGTTGTCAGCGTTTCGCCCAATGACGGCCGCCTCGCTGTTGCTGGTGGAAATCAGATCGTAGTTGGTTTGTCCGCGTCGAGCGCCGGCACCATCAATGCATCTGTAACGACTAGCGCCGGTCGAACGCTGAGCCTTACGCTCACGGCTAAGCTCGCCCCGACTTACGTTGCCTTGTGGGCGAACGGTCAGTCCAATATGCGCGGCAACACCAATGCTGTGAACGTTGACCCTGTCCTCGATGCGCCGGATCCGCGTATCTTGCAGTGGTCGCTCCATGGCGGCGGCGATGCAACCAAGTCGCAGGTTCTGCTTCAGGCAACCGAGCCGCTGCTTCACGGCACCGACCAAGACCCCACCTGGGGACCGGGGCTCGAAATGCAGTTCGCCCGCCAGCTGCTTCCGACCCTTCAGTCGCACCAGAAGATCGTTATTCTGCCCTGCGCTATCAACGGCACGCCGATCAGCACTTGGCTGCCGCCCTCTGGCGCGAACTGGGTAGACAGCGTTGCCTGCCTGAGCTCCTTCTTTGCTGCTTATCCTGACAGCACGTGTCCCTTCATCCTCAATCTTCAGGGCGAAGCGGATGTTCTGGCCTCAACCGACCCCGCCACCTACAAGACGCAGCAGGATCAGATGTTCGCGGCGATGCGCGCGGCCGACCCGCGTTGCGCCGATGCGACTATCATCGCCGGCCAGATGCTTTTGAGCTTCATCCAGGCACAGGCTAGCGGTCCTGGAATCGATCACGTTCACCGCACCATGCCGTTGCGCATCCGGAATTCCTGGTTCAGTCCGGAAGTTGACGATGTCGGCAAGCGCGACAGCGTTCACTACGGCGTCGACGTTATTCGTAACCTCGGTGCACATATGGCTACTCATCGCGATCGGGCTCGGTTCCTTGCCGATAATCTTGCTCCTGTGCCCACCAACGTCGCTCTTGAGGCTCGCACGATCAAGTTCGGCAGTTCCGATGCTCCTGCTTATGTCATCCAGACCTCACCGATCGGACAGAACAACTGGACGGACACTGAGGTCTACCCCTACAAGTTCAACGTCCTCGGCGACACCCTGCAGTTCGATATTCCTGGCACCGGAGAGGTTGACGTCCGTGTGAAGTCGCGCTGCTACAAGGGTGACAGCGATCCTACTCAGACCCTTACCTATCGCGTGCCCGTTATCCAGGTTCCGCAGGCTGTCTGGGATCTGGATTTCGCCAACGCGCCGGTTGATGCCAATGGCTTTGTAACTTCGGTTCCCAGTGTAGGTTCTGACGCGACCGCATGGTCGCCTGTCGGCAGCATCCCGAGGGCTGCAATCAATGGCAAGAACGCCCTCGATGTTACGACGTCGGGAATGCAGCTGAAGCGGAATGGCGTGTTCCCGAATGGCACCTACACCCATCTGTTCGCGTTCTTCTCGCAGTATGAGGCTCCGAATAGCCAGACCATTCTCAGCTTCGGCGACAACACGAACTATGGCCCCACGACGCTGACGCCTAAGAACATCGCCCACGTCAACGTATCGCAGATCGATATCGCCTACACTGCCACGCTTGCACAGGGTAAGTTCTACTGCTTTGCCTGGCAGTTTGACGGCAGCGATGCCGCAATCGCAGCCGGGAATAACGGTGCGATCCTGATCAATGCAGTTGAGAAGGTCCGCGGCAAGGTCAAGGCTCAGCAATACACTGCAACGAACCAGCGCCTGTTCGGCCGCTTTAGCGATGCGACCACGGGCGGCCTGCGCGGCCGGATGATGGCTTTCAAGAGCTGGAACAGCCTGCTGACGGCCGATCAGATCGGCGCTGTCATGGGTCAGATCGCAAAGGATTGGGGCGTTCAGACCTGGGGCTAAGAAATAGCTCCTTGTCTCTAAGCCCGCCTCACTGGCGGGCTTTCTTTTGGCGGCCTATTCCGAGGCACTGTCTTCTCCACGGAGCGCGGCGACACGATGGTAGCTGCCTTCCGTCCGCACTTACACCGGAAGGTCTGATTGATGGAAGAGCCATCCGGCGGCAACGTCGTCAGATCCAGCTCCTCGAATATTCCGCACGGATCGCAATAAAGGTCATAGCGAAGACCCATGGCGATCATGCCTCCCCAGGTGGCGCTGTTTACCCGTCCCATCAGAAATCTGGCCCATCATCCGGGAGAACGAACATCTCCACCTCATGGGCGGCATCGACGAATGCGGCGCGCACATCGGCGACCGTATCGTCGCCACTACCCTCCAGAAATGCCAGGCAAGCCATCAGGGCGGTCGTATAGGCCTCTCCCCTGCCCTCCTTCGGGAAATCATACATGAGACACAGCGCCAGGTCCGTCACCATGTAGAGGTGCTTATACTGGCCGAGCTTCAATTCCACATTAATATCAGGGACAGGTGCGTTGCGTTCCATGGACAAAACCTCAATTTCCGGCTACGTCATATCGTGAACGGATGAGGAACACCAGATGACCATTCGCTTGCCGCGCCAGATCACACCCTATGCCGACCGAGACCTCGACTGCCAGGCAGCCCTTGAGGATACCTTCAAGACGATCCTCGGATTGGCAGAACGCGCCGGGTGGACCAAGACGGAAGCCGCGGCCGCCATACAGGAGCTCGCCTTCGCGCACCTCGCGGCGGAGGAAGCCAATACCCTCACCGAGCTCGCCACCCTCCAAGCCGGATTGACCAAGCACTAACCATGGACCACGCTACCCTCTTCCTGGTGTGGTTCTTCGGGCTCTTCGTCACCACGATCCTCTCCGTCAAGATCGGCGCCTTCTGGGCCGTCTTCGGATTCATCTTCCTCCTCATCCATGGACTCTGGGCCGGACGCAGGAAATAAACCATAGGTAGGTTGTCACCGGTTGACACTCAACCGCCCAAGCGACAACAAAAGGGAAAGCCGCGCCAGGCCAGACCACCGGAGTGCCAATCTCCGGACAACCAAATGACAATCCCAAGCACCGCTCACCACCCGGCAAACATACCGCTACGTTGACAGAGCTTTACCTTTGCTTGTCGCTTTGACCCCGAAATCAGGTTTTTCGGCAAAACGTCAACATGAGCACACGCTAATCCTCAAAGAACAAAACGCTCACAGAAGCGCACTGAGAGCGACCGTCGATCAAAACGCTGAGAGACACGCAAACAATCAAAGGAACGCGTCACAGCTCAACCTCGAGCGAACCTGGAAGCGCTGCACCCCTAAGCGAAAAACATATTCGGGCGACAGACAGAGAGAGCGCTATAGACAGGTGCGCACGAAGGGAGAGGGTATGCGTAAGCGAGAGCTGCACACGTAGAGGGGACCAGAAGCGAGCGCAGCGAGCGGATACTGTAGAGAGACGGGCGAATAGCGGGAGATAGTCAGAGAAAGCGAGACATAGTGAGGAAGGAGGATGGTTGCCGCGCCGTGGTTATCCATGCCTCTCCATAAAGCCCCAAGACCTCCCGCCCTGACCCATGGAGACGATCGCCCTTCCGACGCCTGTTGCTCTCCACACGAGCCTATGCGACAAGCAAATCAGATTTTGAGCACTGTCACCTGGAGTGCTCACAAGAGGCGCCGAGCAATCGGCTGCCCTCTCTCTAATGTTGCTGAGCCGGCAATCAGGTGTTAGCCGGACACCTCCTAAAGGGCGCTTGTGCAGGTGACTGCCGGCGCCCTTCTTTTTGGTCTGAGCGTGCCCTTTTCCGCAGCCGGGAGCATGAGCTTCCCTTTTCATAAAAGTCCGTTCGTAGTCTATTTATAGATATTATATAAACCTTACATATAGACGACGGATGGACAATTATGCCGAAGGGAAGACCTCCGGCTGCGTTCCCATGGGTTTCCAAGGTTATCCATGGGTCCAGCTGCGGGTGGCGGCTCCCTGCCGTGTATTGCCCTGCCTCTCCATGCGATATCCCTGCCGACTTTGTGCGTGCCCTGCAGTATTCTCTAATCATCGAAAGCGCAACGACTTTCGAAGAGCAACACACAACGGAGAGAATACTATGACCCGCAAGAACAAAGCCGCCGCTGCCCCCGTCGTTTCTACGCCTGACCTCAACACATTCATGGGTGATATTGCCGGTGCCGCGGAAAACCTCGAAATGGAGGCTCTGCTGAAGGCCGAGGAGGAAGCTGCCCTTGAGAATGCCCGCCAGGCCGCCGAGGCCGAGGCTCAGGCCAACCAACCACCGGCCGACGAAGAGCCCGCACCAACCCATGACGAGCCGCTGATGGTGAACCATGTGCCGGGTGACATCAAGGTGATGATCGACAACGTCACGCCGGAGGCACGCCAGCAGAAGGCAGAAGAGATCCGTTCAGAGCTTGCTGCCCGTGTCGCCCATGACACCGCCGGCGATCGCTCGATGGGTCCGGGTAAGCAGAACAGCCTGAAGAAGGCGGAGAAGGAACTGGCGACGATGGGTGCAGCAGGCTTCTTCTGCGCCGTCGATATCGACCCCTCCTTCATTAACCGCAACATCGCAGGTGACGGGCGCTTCAACGTCTACGCCCTCGACAAGATCCGCGACCTGATCAGTGGCATCGGCGGCGGCTTCGTGCAGAACCCCATCAACCGCGCGGTCATCGCCTCCATGCTGAACTTCCGTGACGCCGGTCTGCCGTTCACGATGGCGCACATGCAGGCAGCGATCAGCAGTGGCGTAAAGGTCGAGCGCGCGGTCGCAAAGCACCTGGTCCGGCACACCGTCGCACCGAGCACGGCACCGACGCAATCCTCGCAGATGTCACACGCCTTGCAGGTGATGGGCATTGCGACGGCGAGCACGATCGGGCGCGTGACCACCTTCACGCTCACCGACACGCCACAGACCCGGCGCCTCGAGCAGGTGCTCCGGGCAGCCTGAAACCAGAAGGGAGTGGGAGAGGGCGCCTGGGGCGTCCTTTTTCATAGGTTTCAGACAGGGGTCGGGGCAGGAACGGCACAGGGAACGGGTTCCGCCGCCGGCCAGGCCACAGGCCATCCGACATTCTGCCAGGCCAACCTGAGGCCACGGGCGCCCATGGGTCTCCATGGGGACTGCTCTCCCATCCAAGTCACCTGCCGCTATCCGTATGAGCGCTTGCTAATCTTCATTATCAGCAATGGAGAGTGACATGACCAAGCTCATCAACGCCTACAAGACCTTCCCGGCAGACATCAAGGAGGACATCAAGGGTGCGCTTCACACCTGGCTCTCGGGTGTGACGGCTCTCGCCTTGATCGCCACCGTCGCCCTCTACGGGAAGGCGATCGCAGAGGCGCTGCACTAACCTGCCGAAAAATCAGTAAATACTGAATAAAGTAATTCAGTAAGCAACACACAAGGAGAGACAAATGTCTTACGTAACCGAAGTTTTCATGAACAGGCAGATCGCACAGGCTGCAGACGCGCTCGATCTCATCGAGGCATGCAAGACGGCGAAGCTCAAGGAAGCGACAGCGGTCAAGCTCAAGCTCGTGGTTGACGAGATGCAGCGGGCAGCGAAGCGCTTCAAGGATCTCGCGGCAGATCAGTCGGTTATGAGCGAGGGCGAGTTCTTCGCGAAAGCACTGGCGCGTGCGCAGGTGATCAAGAACGAGCGGGCAATCATTGCACGGATCGCACGCGAGAAGCGTGAGCGGGAAGCGGCTGAGCGTGAGGCACTGCAGAAGGAGCTCGCCCTCATCGCAGCGTAACGGTTCAGCGATAGGCGTCTCTTCGGAGGCGTCTATCTTTGCACCGTGGCCGCAGGGGTCGGAAACGGCGCGGGGTTCAGGAACGGCTTAGGATCATGGGATCCCCAGGCGGGCGGAGAGGAAGGGCGCCCGGCCGGGGACGGGTAGGGTTCCGCCGATTCCTAAAACCTTCGGTATTGGAATCGGCTTAGGTTCCCCTTCCCCTCTTCCGTCCCCTCCCCTCTCCCAGCCGAAAACCCTGGCCGGGTGATCCAGCCAGGGTTTCAGGAATTCAGGATTTATGGATTTCAGGGATTTTCCTTCTTGCAGTAGGCGGTAGTGGAGATCGTCAGCCCTGCCGGCAGCTTGTTGGTCGACGGCGTGAAGGCATCGACATAAGCCTGGCAGTCGGTCTGGGTGAGAAGGTGGTCGGCGATCATTTCGTCCGAGGTCGCCGGCTTTCCGGACACTGCGGTCCAGGTGGCTATGATCAAGGCGAAGGTCGGCATCAGTATGCCCAGCCCCAGGCCTTCCGGCCAGTGGCAAGGATGAAGCGCTTGGAGATCCAGAGGAAGCCATGACGGCTAAGCTCCATGCGCGGCGGATAGAACGGATTGGATTTGAACACCATGGGAACGGCTCGCATTTCAGGTGGAGAGTGGCGAGGAGGGCGCCAGGGACGCCCCGTAGGGCTTTCTGATGTAGCGAGCGCTTATGCAGCGCTCGCTTATGTAAGACGCTGCTTATGCAGCGTCTTCGTTCTCGTCTTCGCTCGTCTCGAAAGCACTCATGTCGATTTCGAGTTTCTTAGCGAGCGCGTAAGCGATCTCGTTTAGCTCGATTTCGTATGTGTCTTTCAGCGTTGCGTGCTCTTTGAGAATGTTGAGCGTCAACAGAGCGTCGATTGACGTCTGATGCTGCGCGTTCACAGTCTTTTCATCAAGAATAGCGCTGCGAACGAATATGACGTTCTGCTTTTCGTCAGTCGTCTTGTAGTCGCGTGAGATCGATGCTTTAGCATCTGCTTTCGTAAACAGCATGTTCTCACGCTTCAGATTGATGACAGTGCGCAGCATCGCAACAGTGTTCTTTTCGAGATTTGCGTCTTTGTGATCAAAGATCGCTGCGACGAGTTCAACAGCTTTGAACGTCGCATACATAGCGCGCAGCAAGCGCTCTGCGCTGACGTTGCAGCGTTCGAGCATCGTTTCAACTGCTTGCTGCGAGACAATAGCATCGCAGCGCTTCAAGCGTTGAACGTTAGAAGAAGTCGAGTTCTTTGCAGCTGCAGCAGCGATGCGCGAAGAAAAAGCAGTGTTATAAGCGTTCATGTTCTTATCTCTCTATTTGAGCGTTGCTTGCTCGTTTCGTTAATCAGTGCGATTTGTTGTTCGTCATCTGATAAATATAGTTATAAGCGATGTCTTAGACGGATTCTATAGCGCTGATGGGGATGCCTTCTGTGTCGACCGAGCTCCGGTGAGCCAAACCTCCCATGTCACTTTCCCGGATCTCAGATGCGCGATAGTCGCCTCCCCTATCCCGGCCAGCGCTATCCCGAACCCCAATCCTCCCACGCCGATCTGCCCGATCAGTAAGTCCTGAAATCCATATTTCCGTAATTCAGGATCTCCAGGGCTTGACTGTAAGTAAGTGTTTACTTACACATGGATCTCAGACGCGGGATAGCTCAGCCAGGTAGAGCGGTGGCCTCATAAGCCACAGGTCATGGGATCGAAGCCCATTCCCGCAACCAACATTGGTTCGTAGCTCAGTTGGGAGAGCGGGTGACTGTTAATCACCGGGTCGCAGGTTCGAGCCCTGCCGAACCAGCCAACCAAAGGCTAGTCTATGATCCCTCCCTACCGTAATGCCGTCTGCCGGGGCTCTCTTGCCCTTGGAACCGCTTGCCGCCGCTGCGAGCGCTGTGATGCCGAACGCGAGCAGATGCGCGCGCAGCAGGTCTCTGCCGAGAAGTCCGATGCTCATCAGCCGACGATCAACGTCGTCGTCAATGCAACGGAGTTGAAGGCTGCGCCTGATATCGCCCAAAAGGTCAAGGACGCGCTGGCGGGCTCGATGCGCTTCCACAGTGGCGGTGTCGCTGGTCTGCCTGTCAAGGGCTACAAGAAGGAGCAGCCCGCGCACCTGGTCGCCCTGGTGAACGAGAACAAGCTTCTCGAGGAACTCGTGCTGCGTCAGATCACCTGCCACGTCAGGACCGACGGCATTGACCAGCGCTTCGTCGCCCTCGCCCGCACCAAGATCCAGGAAGCCTTCATGGACCTCAACCGGGCCGTCTTCCAGCCGCAGCGCATCGAGGACATGGACGGCACCACGGCGCTGATCGTCAAGCTTTTGGACCGGAGCAACTGATGTCCGTGATCGTCTACGACGTCAGGAACGGCCTGATGTGCTCTGACACCCGCGCCTATGGCGGCGACAGCCACCCGATCGGCAACAAGCGCAAGATCCATCGCCTATCCGACGGCTCGCTGCTGGGCATGTCCTCTTCGCAGCCGGGAGTGCCTGAGGAGTTCAAGGCCTGGATTGAGCGTGGCGCCAAGCTCGAGGACTACGGCCCCACCTCGCCCGATATCGAAGCGCTCCTGGTCAAGCCCAATGGCGACGTCTTCCTGTTTTCGGACAGTTACTACGCCGCTGGTCCTCTGACTGGCGACGTGTTCACCGTTGGGTCCGGCAAGAAGTATGCGCTGGGCGCCCTACGTGCCGGCGCTGACGCGCAGCGGGCCGTAGAGGTGGCCTGTGAGTGCGATACGATGTGCGGCGGCCCTGTGACCGCTCTCAAGCTGTTCGAAGCCACCCCTGAGCCTCCTGTTCCGGTTTCTGGCGCCGTGAGCGTTGTAGACGAAGCCATTGACTGGCTCGCTGCTCCTGAAACCCTGAATTAAGGATTTCAGGAAATGCGTAATCCCTTCTCCGATGACGAGGATCTCGATGTGGCAGCCGTAAATCTTACGGCCGGCCTCGCTCGCATGTCCGACGGCTCGATGCGGCCGATCACCAACATGTTCGACATCGATGGTGACGACACCGATGACCCGGTCGCTGCCATGAGCTGTGTCGTCAAGGATCACGAGGATCGCTGGCTCGCCGTCGACCTCCTCGGTTTCGATGATCCCGACTGAAATCCTTATTCCCTGAAATCCTGAAAGCTGGAAACCCATATGCAGCGCATCGAGAACCTCATCTTCACCACGATCCACTGGATCGGCTTTATCGGCATCCTGACGATCGTCATGGGCTGGGCGGCCGTCTTCTTGCCGGCAACGCTTGCGGCCTTCATTCTGCTTTACGCCTGTCTGTTCGTTCTCGGGTGGGCGGCGAGGATTGTGGTGCTGGCCGTGCGATGGCTGCGGGCGCATCCGCTGTTCTGAGAAACGACAAAGGGCCGGCGATGACCGGCCCTTCTTATTTACAGATCTCCTTAATTATGGAAATCCTTATTTATTACTGTTCTTTTCCTGCCAGGCTTCGAAGCTCTCCATCAACAGGTCGATCATTTTCATGTTACCGGCCGCCGCGGTCATCTTGAACCGCTTGTGCCAGGAGAGCGGAACAGAGAACGACAGCATGAACTTCTTTTCGTCCTTCATGTTCTTGGCTGCGCCGACGGGCTGATTTGCCTGCTCGCCGAGGAAACTGGACTGCTGTTTTCGCTTCGGTGCGGCGACCTCAGCTCTGGAAGGGGCCTTTCCTGCTTCTGCTGTCATGCTGCTTCTCCAAGACGTGTGACGTGGGCAACGATCTCTGCCGCGAGTAGGTCGGCCGTCTCTTCCAGACGCGCGGTATTGAGCCCTTGCACCTCCGATAAAGCATAGCCCTGGTTCTGGGCGCGTTGGTAGCTCGTTTTCGCCGTAATGTGGTTTTCGGCGACCGTGAAATGCGTTGCCTGACGGAGATAGTTGCGCGCCTCGATTACGGCAACCCGGCTTTCCGTCGTCTTGTTGAGCACGAAGAGAATCCGGTCCTTCTCGATGCCTTTCTCAACAAGCTCATTGGCGAACATTAGCTGGGGCTGAAGATCGTCCAGGGGCAGGCCCGTCGGCACGATGATCAGATCGGACACGCGGGCGATCTCCATCGAGCTCTGATCCGAGTCCGGGCGACCGTCCGCAACCACCAGATCGAAGTCCTCTTTACGCAGCTGTGTCGGGCGATTGTATTCTTCGCCGAGGATTGGTGGTTCGATTCCCGCGGCGGCGCGCGTGCCGCACCAGTTTACGGAGGTTTTCTGCTTGGTGTTGAAGTCGGCGATCTTCACTTGCCAACCGTGGCTCGCATAAGTGCGGGCAACCAGGCGGGCGAGGGTGGATTTGCCGACCCCGCCTTTCTGGGAGAGACAAGCAATTACCAGTTCAGCCATGACAGGATTCCCTTAAATACTGATTTCAGGGTTTCAGTGAATAAGGGAAAGTTAGGCCGAAATGGTTAACAAGTCTATACCGTGAAGCCGAGACCGGGCATCTCGGTCTTCCTGCGCTCGTAGTCCGGAGCGCCGAAGTCCAGCGGTTCGAACATGTCCAGGTCGAAGATCTCCTCGACCTGCGCCGGCGTCAGATCAAGCACCTTCCAGCGGTAGATCGTCTCGCATACGGCCATGTTGACAAAGCTCTCCGCGTCTGCCGGAACATGATAGCGCTGCAGCAGCTTGTGGATCTCCTGATCACCCATGATCTCGCGCTGATAATCCTCGATGCGGAAGTGCATCTTCTTGATCTCGAACTCCCGGCGCTGGATGGTAGGGGCGGGGATCAGCATGTCGTCATCGAGTGAGCCCGGCACGAAGTGATTGATCGAGTCCGGATCGAGCCATTCCAGAACGACGCGCGGGCCGGACGCGTGCTGTGGGCGAACATGCAGCTCGCCCACCAGTTCGTTCTGCGACCAGACCTGCATCAGATCTCGCCCCTGTAGACCGGCTGACCAATGACGGCGATCAGCTTCTCCATCAGGTCGGCGCGGGCGTCATCCGGCGACAGGCCGCGCGCCAGGCCATCGTTGAAGATGACGTGATCGGCATATTCCGGATTGTAGCGGTCGAACTCGTAAGGGAAGGGGCCTGCAAGCGGGTTCTTGATCTCAAGCACCAGCGCGCCCTGTTCCTTCCAGTAGCGACCCTGTTCGCGCCGGACGGATCCAAACGTCGACAAGGCACCCTTCGGACGGGCGTTGTGGCTCATGATCGGGATGATGTCGCCGCCGAACTTCTCTTCGAAGGCATTGCCGATCTCGCCGAGGATCTCGCGCACGGTCCATTCACGACCGTTAAGCATGACCTTCTCGAGCTTGCCTTCCTGGGTGAAGACCTGGTCATGGGTCAGACCCATGTAGTTGATGGCGATCATGCGCAGCGGGCGGCCGTCGTCAGCAACATCATGGCCGTAGACTTCATGAATAATTTCGGCAGCGGTGGTCTTGCCGCTAGTGGGGTTGCCGCAGAGGGCAATAATCTTAGGCAATGCAGACATGCTTCGCTCCTTGTCATAAGTAAGTGTTTACTTACTTTATAGCGCAAGGAGTCTCGCGTGCTGCAGAAAGGGAAATCAGGAATTACGAATTTAAGGAAATACTGCTTTCCGTATCGCCGGCCATGGTGCGCAGCCGCATCGCCAGGATCTTGACCTGGCCCTTCAGCCTTTCGTTATCCGCGCGCAGCTTGGCGTTTTCGGACTCGAGGTGATCCGCGGACAGGATCGACTGTCCGCGGGCGTTGAAGAAGTGGATCGGATCTACGGGCTTCATGCGGCCACCTTCTGAGCGTCGAATTCGTGCCAGGGGAAATTGTCGTTGTCGGCGAGAATGCCTTCCACGAATCCCGGCGTCTTTCTGATGATGTTATAGCGCTGGCCGGCGTGATCGCGCAGCGTGTTGTTCATGTTGATCGAGTAGTCGGCGATGAAGGTGATGTTCGGCCCACGCTTCTTGGCGCGCAGACCACGGCCGATGCGCTGGCGAAGCGCGACCTCGGCCTTCATGCCGCCGGCGAGCTGAACCAGGCCGATCGCCGGGCAGTCGACGCCGACGTCGAGGATGTTCGTGCCGATCACGTAGTCGAGCTCACCGGCTGCCAGGGCTGCGAGCTTTGCCTTGCGCTCCTCCTGATCGTCCTTGCCACGCAGAAACGCGCCCTTGAGCCCGTGTGCATTGTAGAGCGCGTCGATATTGTCGCCGGCCGCGGTGCGTGCGACCAGAACGAGGGTAGGGAGGCTGTAGCGCTTTGCCATCAGCGCGTCGGCAAGCATCGCCTGGTGCAGCGTCGAGCCTTCCTTGACGTAGCCGAGCTCGTAGGCGCGCTCGAACGGCGAGGACTTGTGAAGGCCCTTGGGCGCATCGACATTGACCAGCTTGAAGTAGGGCTTTGCCAGAATGCCCCGCTCAATCAGAAGCTTCTCGGAAATGTCGATCAGGACCGGGCCGAAGGCGGCCATCAGGCGCATGTTGTCGGCCGCCGAGTCACGCATGAACGGTGTTGCGGTCAGCGCCACGCGGATCGAGGCATTCTTGCAGTGACGCAGGATCTCGTAGTAGCTCGTGCCGCCGGCCTCATGCGCCTCTTCACCGATCACGACCTCGATCAGCGACAGGAAGGTCAGAATGGCTTCCCGGCGCTTGACCTTCTTGTTGTAGCGCTCGGTCGCCAGCCGGACGATCTCATCTTCGGTGATGTTCGGATTGCCCTTCTTGGTGCCGTGGGCCGCCTTGACGATCGCGCGCCGCTCCGCCGGGAAGCTCGGCTCCTCGAGCGCCTGCACGAGCGTCTGCACCATGCCGAGGTTGACGCCCTTGACCACCTTCATCTCGCCGTCGCCGATCTGCCCGGTGTTGAGCCCGATCTCCTTCAGCTGATCATCCATCTGGTAGAGCAGGATTCCGCGGGTGGTCAGAAACAGCGTCATGCGCCGGTAGCGCGCCATGATCAGCTTGGCGATCTTCGACTTGCCGCCGCCGGTCGCCACGCGGATGATGCCGGCGCCATGCTTTTCGACCTGGCGCAGCGCCTTCATCTGGTAGTCATAGCGCGGATCGTCGTTGCCGAACTCATCCACGATCGGGGTTTCGGGCCCGAGCGGTGTTGCGATCGGGCGGGTGATGTCGTGGACGTAGTGGCCGATCTTGGTCAGCTCTTCCTTGACCAGATGGGAGAAGCCGGCAGGAAAGGTATTCAGCGTCGATGAGTAGAAGCTCGACTTGCCGGACCAGGTGCCGATCCCGTTGCTCTCGACTTCGTAGGAAAGCAGAGAAGAAACGAAGTTTGCGACCTCGCGCGGCGGGCTGACGAGCTTTGCGACGACTGAATTTCGGGCGAGTTGCACAGGAGCCATGAATTCGGGGCCTTGCCTATTGTAAATCTTGCTGGATATTGTAAGTAAGTGCTTACTTACGACACAGGGATATCATGCGCAACATCGAATTTCTTAATGTGCCCGTCGGGCAGCTCAGAAAGAACCCCTGGAATACCAACAAGGTCACGCCCGGCAACGAGGCGAAGATCCGGGCCTCGCTCGAGCGCAACGGCATGTTCAAGCCGATTATCGTTCGCCAGGTCGAAGACGTTCCCGGTTTCGAGATCCTGGGCGGCGAGCACCGCTGGGAACAGGCCATCGCCATCGGTGCCGAGGAGGTGCCGATCGCCAATCTCGGGTTCATTTCGGACAAGCAGGCCAAGGAAATTGGGGTGATCGACAACAGCCGCTATGGCGCTGACGACACCCTGTCGTTTGCTGAGCTCCTGAAGGAGCTTGGTGATGTTGATGAATTGCAAGGTTTTCTTCCGTTAGGATCCGCAGATCTCGATGCTATTTTCTCAGCTTCTACTATAGCGCTGGACGCGCTGGAAATTGACGAAAACTTCGAAAGGGATTTGGAGCAGGAAGAGGAAGTAAAGCCGACCAAGGCGCCGAAGACGCATATTGTCATGCGCTTCAAGCTTTCTTTGGGTGACGCAGAGCGCCTTACCGCTCTGATCGCCAAGACCCAGAAGTCCGAGGGATATACTTCCGAAGACGATCTTACCAATGCCGGCGATGCGCTGGTTCACCTCTTGTCCGGATCGATGACCACCAGCCCTGTCGCCTTCACGGGTGACGAGGAGCTCGAGGCGATGATGGACGCTGCCCTCAAGGATGACGCCGAATGAAGCACTTCCCGATCGAACTCTGGGATATCGACCAGCTTGTGCCTTATAAGGCCAATGCCAAGAAGCATCCGCCCGAACAGATCGAGGCGCTGGCGAATCTGATCAAGAAGTCCGGCTGGACCCAGCCGATCGTGGTCTGGCAGAACGGCGAGATCATCGCTGGTCACGGCCGCCGCCTGGCTGCCATTCATCTTGGCCTGGCAAAGGTTCCGGTCATCGTCCGATCGGACATCACCAAGGCCGAGGCGGATGCACTGCGCCTGGCCGACAACCGCGTCACGTCCACCGACTACGACCAGGCTGCCATCCAGATCGAGCTGCAGCGCCTTTCCGGCGAGCTCGACGGTGAATTGCAGCTGACCGACCTCGGCTTCACTGACAAGGAACTCGACTTCACGCTCGGCGAGCTGGGCGAGATCAACAGTGACTTCTTCGTGGACGATATCGGCGCTGCTGTCGAAGAGCAGAAGAAGGAAAACGAGAAGAAGGTCGAGGCGACCGACGACACGGCCGCTCCCGTCGGCGATGCCCTCGGCTTCAAGCGCGTCACGATCGCCGAATCTCGCCAACTGCGCGAGCTGATGGCTCGCATCGAGGAGCGCTCCGGCAAGAAGGGCGTCGAGGCGCTCATCTACACGCTCCAGAATTCCTGATTTCCTGAATTAAGGTTTTACTAATGTCCGAAGAAGGCGCCCAGGTCATTTCACTCGCAACCCGCAAGCCCTGGCACGAGGAGCAGGCTGAAAAGCGCAAGCAGCGCCGCTCGGATGCCCAGAAGAAGCGGCACGAGAAGAACCAGGCGAAGAAGGATCACAAGACCACCCAGCTTCAGATGCTCGATGAGATCCGGGCGCTGGTCGAAGCCGACAAGTTCGAAGGCCTGCTGATTGTCGGCCGCGATCCTACGACCAAGAACTTCTACAACGACTTCGTCCTCGACGTGACCACCGTCCCGCTCAATGACTATTACGCCTATGCGGGCGTCCTTCAGACGCTCGCAGTAGAGCTCCAGCAGTGCGCCACGATGGCGCCGGCGCTGATGGCCGACGGGTCGACGCTTGATCCGTATCTCGAGGAACCGGAAGTTGTCTACCTCGAGGGTGACTTCGAATGACCGAATATACCATCACCCGCAAGTTCAACACCTCCGTCGAGCGCTCGGCGCGCGTGCTGGAGATTGCCGAGAGCTTCGGCCTCGGTCTCTCCGATAAGGAATTCGTCGTCTATGACGGCCTGACAATCGACGTGAAGCCGGCCGATGTCGTCTACATCACCGGTCAGTCGGGCTCCGGCAAGTCGCTGCTGCTGCGTGATCTGTCGTCCCAGATGACCGCCGCCGGCCTCAAGGTCGCCGATCTCAACAAGATCGAGCTCGAGGAGCGGCCTGTTGTGGAGCTGCTCGGCAAGTCCACCAATGAGGCACTCGATCTCCTGGCAAAGGCCGGCATCTCGGACGCCTGGATCTATATTCGAAAGCCGTCGGAGCTCTCCGACGGTCAACGCTACCGTCTGAAGCTGGCAATGCTCATGGACTCGGACGCCGATGTTTGGATCGCTGACGAGTTCGGCGCCGTCCTGGACCGCGTGACGGCCCGTGTGGTCGCCTTCTCGATGCAGAAGGTGTCTCGCCGCGCCGGCAAGACCTTCATGGTCGCCACCACGCATGATGACATGGTCGCTGAGCTGGCGCCGGATCTCACCATCACGAAGCGCTTTCGCGAAAAGGTGGAGGTTGTCTCCGCATGAATTACGGCGAAGCGCTCGAATTCGTGAAGAGGGGAGGGGCTGCACGTCGCAAGGACTGGTCCGCGAAGGAGCGAATTTACCTGGAGCAGGGTAGTCGCGACACCACCAGGCTTTTTGGATCCACGCGGCTTGCGGCAGTTCTAAACGCCGAGCTCTTCCAGAGTGGCGACAAGGGCACGGTGACGCGCCTTCCGAACATCAATCGCAAGACGGCCGGCGGCGAGACCGAGACTGGCTACAACCCCTCCCAGCTCGATCAGCTGGCCGAGGATTGGGAGATCATCGAATGAGTAACCGCGGCTGGATTGGCGTCGACCTAGACGGCACTCTGTTCACCTATGACACCTGGCGCGGCATCGACCATGTCGGCGAACCGATCATGCCGATGATCAATCGGGTGAAGCAGTGGCTCGCCGAAGGTAAGGATGTCCGCATCTTCACCGCCCGCTGCGCCGGCCCGGAAGACTGTCGGCCGGCAATCGAACGCGCCTGCCTCGAGCACATCGGACAAGTCTTGCCGATCACCAACATCAAGGACTTCGGCCTGATCGAACTCTGGGACGATCGCGCCGTGCGGGTCGAGTTCAACACGGGTCGGAGGATCCAGTGACCGCCATCATTTTGTTCGTTCTCGCTATCGCGTTCGTCGTTCACTCAGAGATCAAGCATAAGCAGCGTCAGGAAGACGCAGACAAGCGCGAGGGCTCGAGCCGTGAGCATGATTGATATCGAGACACTGATCGAGAGAAACGCGAGCCCTCGCGCTTCTTTCGCGCTCGCGAAGGAGATGTTCGTTGAGCGCGGATCTAAGGACGATTGGGAGCTGCTGCACGATCTGCACTACAAGGCGGAAGGCCTGCCGATCGGACCTCAGTTCTGGAAGCTGACGCTTCAAGGTCAGACGATCGGCGTGCTGGTCATCGGCCAGCCGAAGGGCATGTTGCGCGAGCGGCACATCGTCTTTCCGCGCCTGGCGCCCGGCTCCGGCGAGACCAGGCTCACCAACACCAATCGCTACCACTACATCAACGCCAACTTCCGGGTGGTCTCGCGCTTCGTCATCGACACGATGTATCGCGGCATCGGCGCCGGCTACCGGATGATGAACCTGGTCGCGCGCCTGGATGGACACCAGTTCATCGAAATCCAGTCTTCGATGTCGAAGTTCAATGCCTTCGGCCAGAAGGCAGGGTTCAAGTTCGTGCGTCCGATGAACGCCAACAAGTTCGAAGCCGGGATGAAGTTCTTCCGGACCTACTTCAGCGCGAGCCCGCAGGATTTCGAGGCGATCGTCGCCGAGATCGAGGCACATCCGAACAGCGAAGGCCTGATCCAGGCAGCCAAGGAGTTCTACCAGAAGAATTCGGCGCTGGAGAACACCGGCTCGAGCCGCGACCGGGCAGATGCGCGCGTTGCGGCCATGACGGCACGCGACGTGATCAAGGGCATTCAGCAGATGAGCCTGGCGTCTCCGATGTATGGCGTCTGGAAGAACCCGGACCTCGGCCGCACCGATATGCCGGAGCGTCTGCCTCTGACGGCGTTCGATCGCCAGGCGCCGACGGCAAGGCTGGTGCTGTAATGGCAAAGCCACGCCGCACCGAAAAGCAGAAGATCCTGATGGGGCTGATCCTGCGTGCAGCCTCAGAGGGAAGGTATATGACCCTGAAGGATCTGCACGCGCTTATTCCCTACAAGGCAACCTACGGCGCTGTCCGGATCTCCACCAATTTTCTCGAGAGACAGGGAATGCTGGTGAAGACCGCGGCCGGACGCTTTGTGCATCTGGTTCCGACCGAGGCAGCCTTTGATTGGTATAGACCTGCACCGGCGCCGGAAGTCTGAATTCCCGTCCTTTCGTTGTCTTATATTATAATATGTAGTAAGTAAGTGTTTAATTATAAATTATAGACGACATACGGACGGGAATGCACAAGTCATGAGCGGACTCTCCGGCGCCGTCTTAGCACGCCCGGAAAAGTAAGCAAATGCTTATCATTGGTGAGAGATGAGTGAAGAAGTAGGCGAAGACAAGACGATGACGGAGGCTTCCGGAAGCGGGAAGCGCATGTCCGACGCAGACTTCGCTGAAGCACGGGAACTCTACGAGCTCGGAAAGGCCGGGCTTGCGGATCTCGCCGAAACCTACAAGATCTCCCGCCAGGCGCTTTCAAAGCGGTTCAAGGACGCCGGCGCCGTTCGTGGCTCGCGTGCTCATGAGGCTGCCGCGGCTGTCAAGGCAGCCGTCGGATCCGGACCCAGCCCGACGGCTGCTGCCGCGATCGAGCGTTTTGCTGACAAGCGCGCCGACTGGATCGAAGAGACCCGGCTTACCGGCATCAAGCAGCTCAAGCTCGCCCGTCAGCTCGCTCAGAAGGTCATCCAGGATGCGATCGCGGCCGGCCGCACCGTGTCTGCCGTCGATGATGATCTGAAGGCCGTCCAGCGCTTCAACAAGATCCTCTGCGACAACCTGCAGAACACGCTCGACATCCTGCGCGCCAATGAACACGTCGATGAGGACGATCTGCCGACGCTGACGCTTGAAGATCTGACCAACGAAGAGATCCTCCAGCACCACAAGAACACCGGCGCCCTGCCGGAAGACGCTACCCTTGAGGACATGCTCGCCGAGAGCGCACCCGATCTCGACATCGAGGAGCTTGATGGCTGAGCCCGGCAAGAACCATTCCCTGAAGCTGCACCGCCTGCAGAAGGTGGTCATGGTCGATCCGCACCGCTTTCGAGTGGTTGTGGCCGGCCGGCGCTGGGGAAAGACCCAGGTATCGAAGATCTCGCTGATCAAGGCGGCCGCGGTAAAGCGCTCGCAGCTGGTTTGGTATGTCGCGCCGACCTATCAGATGGCGCGTGACATCATGTGGGACGATCTGAAGCTCTCGCTGCCGAAGGCGTGGGTGCGCAAGATCAACGACACCCGCATGACGATCTACCTGGTCAACGGCTCCAGGATCCACCTGAAGGGCGCCGACAAGCCGGACTCCCTTCGCGGTGTCGGTCTGCACTTCGTCGTCATCGATGAGGCCCAGGACATCAAGGAGGAGACCTGGGAAGAAGTCCTTATGCCGACGCTCGCCACGACGAACGGTAAGGCGATCTTTATCGGCACGCCGAAGTCCTACAATTGGCTCTACCACCGCTACATGCTCGGTCAGCGCGGCAATAAGGTGAAGGATCACCGCGGCCGCCTGGTCGACAACGAGTGGATGAGCTGGCAGTTTCCGACCATCTCCTCGCCGTTCATTCCGCGCAAGGAAATCGAAGCGCGCCGGCGCGACATGGATCCTCGTTCCTTCCGCCAGGAGTTCGAGGCCTCTTTCGAGACCATGTCCGGCCGCGTCTACTATCCGTTCGACCGCAATGAGCACGTCGGCGATTATCCGTTCGACCCGAAGCTGCCGATCTACATCGGCATGGACTTCAACATCGATCCGATGAGCTGCATCATCATCCAGGAGCGCCCGAATGGCGAGATCTGGGTGGTCGATGAGGCCGTGCTCTATGGCTCCAATACCCAGGAGGCGGCCGACGAGCTCTCCAGGCGCTATTGGCGCTATTTCAACCAGATCGCGGTCTATCCGGACCCGGCCGGCGACAACCGCAACAACGGCCGCGGCGAAACGAACCTCGAGATCATGCGCGAAAGTGGCTTCAAGCGGATCTATTTCAAGCGCAAGCATCCGGCCGTCCAGGACCGCGTCAACGCCGTCAACCGCCTTCTACGCACCGCCGAGGGTGAGATCCGCCTGAAGGTCGATCGCAAGTGCCGCAAGTTCATCGATAGCCTCGAGCAGACCATCTACAAGGAGGGCTCGCGCGAGGTCGACAAGAAGATGGGCGTCGAGCACGCGACGGACGCCTTCGGCTATTACGCAGATTTCCGACACCCGATGAAGAAGGTCAATCTTCTGGGCGTCTCGATTTAGGCTTGATTGTAAGTAAGCACTTACTTACAATGCGGCCTCTTGCAAGGAACAATACATGCCCGTGATTTCGGAAAACGACGAACTGAGGAGCTTCTACGATCGGCGACACCCGGCGTATGCGGAGCTTATCTCTCATTGGCGTTTCCTGGATGCCGCCTACCGCGGCGGCCGCAGCTGGTTCGACACGAACATCTTCCGCTATTTCAAGGAAGGCGAGAACGAATTCAGGGAGCGCCTTGAGCGCGCCTACCGCTTCAACCACACGCGCGAAGTGATCGAGCTTGTCCAGAAGTATCTGTTCAAGGGCGAGATCACCCGAAATACCGACGACGCCTCCGATATCGTCAAGAAGTTCTGGAAGAAGACGATGCGTGGCGGCGCCAATATCGATGCGCTGATGCGCATGGTGTCGGTGAGCAACTCGACCGGCGGTCGCGTGGCGCTCGTGGTCGACAACAACTTCCAGGCCACTGTCGAAGTGTCTGCAGGTGACGGCGCGACCAAGCCGCGCCCGGTCTCGATCGCGGAGGCCAAGGCACAGAATTACCAGATCTACGCCTACACCGTGCCGGTCAAGGATATCCTCGACTATGCCTTTGACGAGGATGGCGACGGCGAGCTCCTGTGGATCAAGCTGCGTGAGATCGTTCGTGACGACGCTGACCCGATCACGTCGACCGGCGAGCTGCGCGAGCGCGTGCGTCTTTGGACCCGCAACGATTGGTCCCTGTTCGAAGAGGTCAATGTCGACGGCTACTGGATCCGCGACGGCCGCCGCGTGCCCAAGACCAAGATCGTTCTGCAGGACTCCGGCACGCACGATCTCGGCTTTGTCCCGGTTTACCTCGCCGACCACACCATTTCCGAGGATCCGTATCGGCCGACCGGCCTGATCGATGATATCGCCTATCTCGACCGCGCGATCGCCAACTATCTCTCGAACCTGGACGCCATCATCCAGGACCAGACCTTCTCGCAGCTGGCGATCCCGAGCCAAAACCTGCAGGAAGGCGATGACGCGTTCAACAAGGTGCTCGAGATGGGCACCAAGCGGATCTTTACCTACGACGCGGGGCAGGGGTCTTCGGCAAAGCCGGAATACCTGTCTCCCGATCCGAAGCAGGCCGGCGTGATCCTGTCGGTGATCAACAAGATCATCAATGAGATCTACAACACCGTCGGCCTGGCGGGTGAGCGCACCAAGGAAGACAATGCCGTCGGCATCGACAATTCCTCGGGTGTCGCCAAGGCATACGATTTCGAGCGGGTGAACTCGCTGCTCCTGGCAAAGGCGCAGTCCTGTCAGAACGCCGAAAACTGGATGGTCAAGACTGTCCTTGCATGGGCCGGCGAAGCCGAGCCTGCCGACGACCTGGTTACCTATCCGTCCACGTTCGACATCATGGGTCTGAACGATGAGCTTGTTACCGCCGAGGCACTGGCGAAGCTCACCGCTCCGATCGAGGTGCGCCGTGAGCAGATGCGCAACACGGTCGACAAGATCTTCCCGCAGCTGAAGAGCGAACTGCGCAAGAAGCTGATGGACGATATCGACAAGTGGCTGGAGGGCACTGATCAGCTTCTCCTGCCGACCACCTTCGGAGGCGCGGGCAAGCCCGCCGGCGCCACCTCGAGCGCCAAGCCCGCAGCCGCACCCAATCGGCAGGGTGAAGTGACCGCCAAGACGCCCTCTAAGCCTGCAACCACCAAGGCAGCAGCCAAGTAACCGGCCGCGCCTGACACTGATCGGCTCGAGATACTGAGCCACCCAGACTACGCCTACCCGCAACGCCCGAGAAAATGGGCAAAGGAGAGACTGAATGAAGACCGCAATCGCAACCGCTGGCGCAATTCGTGCATCCTCGATGATGTATCCGGGCGCCCCGCAGATCATGTTCGCACCGGAAGACGGCAGTGGCACCGGAGCAGGTGACGCCGACGCAACCGCTGCCGCAGCTGCTCAGGCCGCCGTGGACAAGCACGCGCAGGAATCTGCCGCTGCTGAAGCCGCAGCCGTCGCTGCTGCCAAGGAACTGCAGGACGCTGAAGATGCCGCTGCCGCGGCCGCTGAAGCCGGCAAGGATCCGAAGACGCTCGCTGACGAGAAGGTCAAGCTTCTGCGCGAGGTCATGGACAAGAAGAACAAGCTGAAGGAAGCCCAGGCCCTGGCGACGACCGCCCAGGAGGCCCTGAAGGCATTCGACGGCATCGACGTTGCCAAGTATCACGAGCTGGTCAAGAAGGAAAAGGACGCCGAGACGGCGGCCGCCGAGGCCCGTGGTGATTTCGAGTCCGTCAAGAAGGCGATGGCCGAAGAGCACGGCAAGGAGAAGAAGACCCTCGAGGAGCGCATCGCCGAGCTGGAAGGCAAGATCTCAGACAAGGACAAGACGATCGACACGCTGACGATCGGCAACGACTTCGGCTCCTCGACCTTCATCAAGGACTCGCTCACGCTGACGCCGGCCAAGGCCCGCCAGCTCTACGGCGATCACTTCGAAGTCAAGGATGGCAAGACCGTGGCTTACGACAAGCCGAAGTCCGCAGCCAGCCGACAGCCGATGGTCGACGCTTCCGGAAATCCGCTCGTGTTCGATGAAGCCTTCAAGCGCATCATCGAGGCCGATCCGGACAAGGAGACGATGCTCAAGGCCAAGGTCTCTCCGGGTGCTCAGTCGAAGACGACGCCTGCCGCGGCCGCCGAGCGCAAGCCCGCAACGCAGGGTCTCTCCGGCGTAGATCGCATCCGGGCCTCCTTCGAAAAGAGCGCATAAGAAACCCTTATAGCAAAAATGTAAGCGGATGCTTACTTTTTTACTTGCAAATTCGCCTGCCGTTGGACTATTGTAAGTAAGTGCTTACTTACGTGGTCCATGGCGGGCTACGTGCATTTCTAAACCAAGGAGACTACACGTATGCCGCTTCTGATGACCGAAGCCGCAAAGCTGGCTGAAGACGATCGCCAGCGCGGCATTATCGAGGAGCTCCTCGACAAGGACGAATTTTTCGCCCTCGTGCCTTTCGTAAAGGCCAAGGACGACACGTTCAGCTACACCCGCGAGCTCACCCTGCCGTCTGCTGGCTGGATCGATCCTTACGATGATATCGAAGAATCGACTGGCGAGGTCGAGAACGTCTCGACCAAGATCAAGATCATGGCTGGTCAGTTCGATATCGCCAACTTCATCTCCGAAGTTAAGTCGGACATGTATGATCAGATCGCCGTCCAGGCGAAGTTCAAGATCAAGGCTGTCGGCCGCGACTTCAAGAACGTCCTGATCAACGGTGACGCTGACGCCAACCCGAAGACTTTCGACGGCCTGCGCAAGCTTGTTGTTGCTGAACGGACCCTGTCCGCTGGCGCAAACGGCGCTGCTCTGTCCTACTCCATGCTCGATGAGCTCAAGGATGCTGTTCCGCTCGGCGCAGACTTCCTGATGATGCGTTCCGAGACCTGGCGCGTTATCCGCGAACTGAACCGTCTCCATGGCGGCAACACCGCGGAAATGATGATGGTTGAGAACTTCGGCGCCCCGATGCGTTTCTACGACGGCACGCCGGTTATCATCAACGACTACATCGAAAAGACCGAAACCCAGGGCACGAACGTCGAGACGACCTCGATCTACGCTGTTCGCGCCAACGAAGTCGACGGCTTCCACGGCCTCTGGGCTGGCGATGCTGCCGGTGTCCGTCTGGAAGAAGTCGGCCTGAACTACAACAAGGACTCCAAGCGCTGGCGCGTCAAGTGGTATACGGGCGCTGCCCTTCGTGCCACCCATGCCGTTGCCCGCCTCAAGGGTATTCAGATCTAATCTTGTAAGTAAACACTTACTTACGTATAGTGGGCGGGAGCAATCCCGCCCATTTTGCATTTCGGAGCTATCGATGACCAATCTCAAGCTTACCAAGTCCTCCCTCGTAGGGTTTACCGGCCGTCTTCTCGACGCGGAATTTGTCGATGGCGTCAGCCAGGGCATTTCCCAGGCGAACGCCGACACGATCGCGGCCGCCGTCGGTGGTGTGCTGGTTGACGACGAAGGCAAGGAGATCGGCCCTGCCGGCATCTTCTACCGCCGCCCGGACAAGTCTGAGCCTGCCCCTGCTGTAACGGAAGAAACCCCTGCCGCCGAGTAAGGAGCAGTCCATATGGAACTCATGTATCTGAAGGTCGCGACGTCGCGGATGGCCGGCTACACCGGCGTCCTCGGCCCCGTTCGCTTCAAGGATGGTGTCTCGGAAGAGATGCTGCCTCGCCATATCCGCGACCGTATGGCCGCCTCGATGGAATTCCTCGAGATCGATGAGGATGGCAACGAACAGCATGCCGGCGCCCAGCACCGCCTGATCCGCGAATACAAGGAGCGCGCCCCGAAGGTCGCCTCCCTCGCGCGCCAGACCGACACCGAGAAGGCAGCTGAAATCGCATCCAACGTGGTCATCTCCGCCAAGGATCCTGTCCTTGTTACCCGCGACGGTCTCGAAAAGATCGCCGAGGAGAAGGGCATCAAGGGTCTGCGCGAGGTCGGCAACAAGTGGGGCGTCAAGCACAGGGCGATCCCCACGCTGATCGAGATGATCCTCGATGCGCAGGAAAAGTCTGTCGCAGCCCGCGACAAGAAGCGCACCGAGAAGGCCCAGGCGGAGGCAGACAAGCTCAGCCGCAAGTCTCCGGCCGCAACGATCCAGCTGGAAGGCGATGTCGATCCGGAAGACGAGCCGAAGATCGTCCGGGCTGTCGTCAAGCAGGTGGAGCCGGAAGACGTGGCGGTCTCCGAAAAGACCTCGACCGCGGCTGCCGCCCTCAATGCCAAGCTCAAGGCCGCGGCCGCCACCGGCAACCTCGCAGCCGCGATCACCCAGGAGTAATCCATGAACTTCTATCCCGAGGGCTATACCGTCGAGCTCGTCGTCGCCTTTACCGATCTGAATGGAGCGGCCGTCACCCCGACGGTTGTCAACGCCACTCTGACCGATGGCGAAGACGCCGTGCTTGCCAATTTCGACAACATCGTGATCGAAGACGGCGCAGCGTCGGCGACGGTCACTGTGCCCTCGGGATATAATCTGCTGGACGATGGCGAGCTGCGCGCCGCGAGGATCCTGCATGTCGAGCTGGTCACGGCCGCCGGCTCCATCAAGCGCTCGCTGTCCTATGTGGTCGAGTCCGAGCAGCGCCTCGAGATCATGACCAACACCTTTCAGACCTACGAGGCCGCCGAGATCCAGGCGCTCGATATTCCGAACATCTCCGGCTGGAGCAGCGCATCCGAGGATCAGCGCAAGGCTGCTCTGGTCGAGGCCTACCGCCGGCTGACCAATATTCCGATGAAGTTTCCGACCTATGGCGCCCAGAGGAATTGGGACGGTTTCAACAAGCTGATCGACCGCGACCTCGAATGCGAAACCATCATCACGCGCGAAGGCTGGAATGAGGTGACGCCGGACCTCTATTCCTCCTTCCCGAGCGGCTTCAAGAAGGCGCTGCGCCGGGCTCAGTTTCTCGAGGCAAACGAACTGCTGCAGGGCGATAGCGTCGGCGCCAAGCACCGCGCCGGCATCGTCACGGAAACGATCGGCGAAAGCTCGGTTACCCTGCGCGCCGGTCGCATCGACTTTGGTGTCGCCTCGCAGACCCTCCAGGCGCTCACCGGCTACATCTATTTCAACATGAGGATCAAGCGCGCGTGATTCCTCGCAATCTCGACATTAAGGCGCAGGGCGGGGCTCTGCGCTATTCGCTTCTGACCGATAGCTGGCAGGCTCTCTTCGGCCGCGCCCTGTCGTCTCCGGACTTCGGTCACGGCAGCCAGGCGTCCAACGTCATCCGCGAGGCCTATGAGACGGCCCAGATGTATCTCGACCGCGAGACGGATCTGATTGCCGAACTAACGCATCAAGTCGCTATAGAAGCTCAAGGGCTCGCGTCTCGCAAGATCGCGAACATCGACGCAGATTTGCTCGCGGTCGAAGCCCAGACGCACCTGAGCGAGACACAGCAGTATCTTCGCGATGAGATCGTCGCGCAAATTCATCGCGACATCGCAAACGTGCGTCAGTCGCTTCAGCGGGCGGTGCTGGACGTGTCCATGATCGCGCGCACCCGAAAGCTGAAGGATCGGGCGGCCGTCGTCGCATGGCGCCTGTCGAACGACGAGACGCTCTCCTTCAACTTCACCGATCGCCGCGCGCACCGCACGCCCTCTGCCAAGTTCGTTCGTGGGCTCTGGCGCCAGACGATGCTGTCGATCCACAACGAGACCACTCTCTTTACGATCGCCGATCACGGCCTCACCTCGGCCGGCGTCTTCAAGACGATCGAAGGTGTTGAGGAGCAGGTCGCAACGATCCATCTCGACGGCGACGGCCCGACCTATGGCGAGATTCGCTCGACGCTTTTCCACCCGAACTCCAACGCCTATCTGGGAGCCATCTGATGTTTCAGCCCAATCTGGTCGGCACGCTGAAGCGACTCACCGGCCGCGACGTCCATTCCCGCGAAACCTGGTCGGATCCGATCGACTGCCCGTTTGGTCCGGTCAACCTTGACGTCGGCTCGCAGAAGACGTCCGTGCGTTCTGACAGCTCCGCCTCGCGCGGCGCCGCCGATGAGATCGCGACAATGAATGCCAAGATCCTGATCGCGCCGTTCGTTCAGGTCGCGATCGGCGACCGGTTCGAATTCGATGGCATGATCTTCAAGATCACCACCAAGCACACGCGCCGCTCCGTCACTGGCGTCGTAGACCATTTCGAGTGCGCGATGGAGATCGTGCCGGCATGAGGGGCTCGCTGCGCATCCAGGGCATGGACAGGGTCCGGATCTCGCTTCGCAACATCGCGGAGAAGGTGCCTGATGGTGCGCGTAAGGTCATGCACAGGGCAGCCGACGACATCGTCAAGACCGCCAAGATCATGACGCCGGTCGACCTCGGCAACCTGGAGAACTCGATCAAGATCCTGAAGAGCTACGGCTACCGCGGCCGCCTGCAGATCGACATCGGCGTCGAACCCTCCGGAGGCGAGGTCAACTACAACGGCAAGCCGATCAACGTGAACGACTATGCCGCGATCATCCATGAGAACTACGAGCAGTATAAGCCCGGCAAGCGCACACTCGCCAAGCGCGCTCAGTATCCCGGCTACTACATCGGCTCCGGCTTCATGACCCGCGCCGCCGCGCGCGAGGAGCCGCTGCTTAACAAGCAGATGATCGACACCATCGAACGCATAATCCTGGAGGAAGACGTCAAGTGATCTTCGACATTCTCACCGACAAGCTTGTGACGGCAGGCCTGGTCGTGGCCGGCCAGTCCCTCTTCTACGAAACCATGCCCGCAGACTGCCAGGTCGGTGTCATGTTCCGCACGCCGCTGACGGGCATCGCGGTCGACCCTTTCATCGAAGGCTGGCACAAGGTCGATCTTCAGGTCATCACCCGTCACACCGATCCCGTCGAGGGCGAGGCGCTGGCGAACCTGGTCTGCAAGACGCTCCTGGTCGAAGGCCCGGAATACTACGACGCCACCGCCGAGCGTGGCCCGATCCATATCAACGTCTTCTACCCGCAGACCTATCCGATCCGCTTCCCGCGCCTAGAGGGCAACGGACTCGAATTCTCGCAGCACTTCAAGGCAGCCTTCGGCATCGTGCCGCCGTGGAAGCAGTAAATCCTGAATTCCTGAAATCCGTGTTGTAAGCATCTGCTTACTTTTTGGTTGTCAAGGGGATTCCTTTTGCGGTATTGTAAGTAAGTGCTTACTTACTTCGTCCGTGGTGGACGAAGATGCCATGAAGGAGAAATTCAGGAATGTCGTCCACCGAGAACGTCAAGCTCGGCGTGTGCAGCGTCCTTTTCGACGGCGTAGACCTTGGCTTCACCAAGGGCGGCGTCAGCGTTGAGGTTGCCACGTCCACAAAGGAAATTACCGTCGACCAGCTGGGTGAAACCCCGATCGGCGAAATCGTCATGGGCCGCACGGTCCAGGCAACGGTTCCGCTCGCCGAAACCACGCTCGACAACCTGGTCGCCATCATGCCGGGCTCTGAGCTGATCTCCGACGGCGCCAAGGCTACCGGTTCTGTCACGTTCTCGAGCGCTGCTCCGGTTGACGGTGACAGCATTACGATCGCTGGCACCAAGTTCACGTTCAAGGCTGCTCCTGTCAGCGCAAACGACATCGCTGTCCCGGCAACGATCGCTGCTGCTGCCACGGCGCTTGCCGCTGCCATCAACGCCTCTTCGATCGGCTTCGTCGCCTCCGCTGCTGGTGCTGTCACCAACATCACCGCCAAGAGCCGTGGCACCGCCGGCAACGTCGCGATCGCCAAGACGGCCGCGACTGCTGCCAACGTCACCACGACCAACATGACGGGCGGCGTCGATGTTACCAAGGCCAAGGTCGCTGTCTCGACCGGCGTCAACATCAACCTGCTGTCGCTCGCAAAGACCCTGGTCCTGCGTCCGAAGGGCACGAACGGCGAAGACGACTTCACGATCCTCCAGGCCATGTGCCCCGGTGCTCTGAACTTCGCCTACCAGTTCGACAACGAGCGCGTCTTCCAGTCGGTCTTCAAGGGCTACGCCCGCGCCGACGGTCAGCTCTTTGCGGTCGGCGACGTAACCGCAACCGCCTAATCGGCGGTCAAAGTTCCCTCCAGCTGGCCGGCGTCCCTCCCTCGGGCGTCGGTCTTCTTTTTTTCCTCACAACTCTCTGACACGAAAGAGAACCCATGACGAAGATCATCAATTTCGACAGCCTGAAGAAGGAACCGGTCGTCACCATCATCATCGACGGCGAGAAGCATCCGATGGTCGAGGCAACGGTGGAAACCTTCCTCGAAAACATGAAGGCGATCGAAGATCTCGGGATCAATGCCAGCCCGCGCGCCGAAATCGAAGTCGGCATCGGCATTATCACCCGCGCCTTCCCTTCGCTGAAGGAAGAGCAGATCCGCCAGTGGACGCTGTCGCAGATCCAGCAGCTCTCGGAAATCGCCCGCGGCGCCAACGGCGAAGTCGTCACGACCGATGAGAAGGAAGCAGCCTCGGGAAACGCCCCGGCGGCGAGCTAGTCGAACTCGATTTCGGGTTCCTGTTCGCCAAGGTGATGCAGACCTACGGCCTCTCCTTTGAGGAGCTCTACGGTCTGACCATCAAGCGTTTCTGGTTCCTCGTGAACCAGGTCGACAGGATCGAGGCGAATGATCGCCTCAATCAGCTTGAAGTGCTCGCTTCGGCGACTTCCGGTGAGACCTACAAGGCCGCCAGGGAGCGCTACACGCAAACGGTCGGGCAGGTCTACGTCTGGAAGCCTGTGGCTCCCGCAGAGATCACGTTCGATCCCAACACCATCGACCCTGAATTCGACAGGGCGGGTCTCCGGGCGCTCAAGGCAAAGTTGTCCGGCGGCCTCTGACGTAAGTAAGTGCTTATTTAGGAAAAGGACGTATGAGCAATATCAGGGTTGAACTTCAGCTTGCCGACGGCTCCTTCACGAGCGGTATGCTTCGTGCTGGGCAGTCGCTCAACGAGTTCAACCAGCAGCTCATCCGCACCAATCCGCGCCTGGCTGCCCTGGCGGCAGGCTCGGGTTCCATTGTCACCTCGATCAACCGTGCCGATGGGGCTACCAAGGGCTTCCTCGGCACGCTTCGCGATGTCTCCATCGTCACCGGCCTGGTGTCGATGGGCCTCTCGACCATGTCGGGTGTCGCAAACGGCTTCGTCGGCGAGATCGTCAAGGTCAACGCCGAAATGGAACGCCTGCGCTTCATGATGCAGGCGATGAGCACGGCGAAGGATCCTTTTGCCGATGCGAACCGCTCTGTCGCGTATCTGCGCGATCAGGCCAAGAACATGCCCTTTGCGATGGGCACGATCACCAATGCATTCGTCAAGCTGAAGACGACGGGCATGGATCCGATGAACGGATCGCTCACGGCGCTCGCTGACGGTATCTCCGCTTTCGGTGGCGACGATCAGGCTTTCAACCGCGTCACGGTCGCAATCACTCAGATGGCGGGTAAGTCCGTCATTCAGATGGAAGAACTGCGCCAGCAGCTCGGCGAGCAGATGCCGGCGGCCTTTCAGGTCATGGCGCGTTCGGCCGGTGTCTCCGTCGCAGAACTGACCAAGGCGATCTCCACCGGCCGCGTCGAGGCAAAGCCGGCGCTGGAAGGCTTCTTCCAGGAGCTTGAGCGCTCCTATGGCGGCGAAGCCCAGCGCATGATGCAGACCTTCTCCGGCCAGGTCTCGCAGCTTGCCACGAACCTGCAGAACCTTGCGACCAACGAAGGCGGCCGCGGCTTCTTCGACCAGGTGAAGGCGCAGCTGGTCGACATCAACCAGTTCCTTTCCAGCAATGCCGCCCAGATGTTTGCGACCAGGCTCGGCCAGGGTCTTTCCCAGGCTGTCGGCTGGATCCGCACGGCGGCTGAGAATGTCTTTGAATTTCGCAACGAGATCCTGAATGTCGGCTCGGCGATCGCGGCTGCATTTGGCGGTCTGGCGATCATCCGCGGCATTGGATCTTTCGTCAGCGCAGTCGGCTCGCTGCGTGCAGCCCTTGTCGGTGTTGGCGCTCAGTTCCAGGTCGCCGGCAACGCGCAGGCCTACTACAACCTCGTCACCAATTCGGGCGCACCGGCGCTCGTGCGACTGCGCGCTGCGATGCTGGTCACGACCGAGGCCGCGGCCGGTCTGACGATGACCCTGACGGCTGTCGCGCCCTGGGTCGCCGCGGTCGGTATCGCCGTCTACACGGCCGGCAACTATTTCGGTTGGTTCACCGACAAGGTCAAGGAGAACTACGAGACCCTCGAGCAGTATGGCGCACAGACGCGCAAGCAGGCTGCAGACACCATTGCCGCGCGCAAGGCAGAGCTCGAGGCCAATCTTGAAGTCTTCGAAGCTCAGAAGAAGCAGCAGGAAGACCTTGCCAAGTGGGGCGTCACGACCGCTGACAGCACCGACGTCGAGGAAAACATCAAGAAGGCCAAGGCTGCCCTCGATGACCTGAACAAGAAGCAGGAAGACATTCTGAACCAGGCTGCGTCCAATGAGGACCAGTCCGAGCTCGCCAAGCTTGATCGCCGGTTGCAGACCGAAATCGGCATGATCGAGAACAACTACCGCCAGCAGCAGGAAAAGGCGGAGGTTCACTACAACGAGCTCGCCAAGCAGGATGCTGACGCCGGCAAGGTTGCCGTCAAGACGGAGCAGGATCGCAAGGCGGCCATTCTCGCCATCCAGCAGGAACGCTCCAAGGCGATCCTCGACATCTACCAGAAGGAAGAGGATGAGCTGAAGAAGCGCCAGCAGACGGCGCTCGGCGACGAACTCACGCGGATCAACACGCTGCTTGGAAACGTGCGGGCGCGCTGGCTGCAGGAAAACGACAACCTCAAGAACCTGAAGATGCCGGCCGGCATCCAGTTCGCCAACAAGCCGATCAACGACGCTCAGAACATCAAGCAGGGTCAGACGACCCTCAAGAGCCTCACCGACGACATCGCCAAGGTCCAGGCGCAGCTTGGCGGCGCCTCGGGCGCTGCTGCCGAGATGTGGCAGAAGATCAAGAACGGCGATTACGGTCAGATCGAGGGCGCGACCGAAGAGACCAAGAAGCTCCACGAAGAGCTGATGGCCGCGACGACGCAGAAGGAAGCGCTAGACAAGCTGATGGCCGGCCAGAAGAAGGCCGAGCAGGATCTCGCCAGCGTCAAGGAAAAGGTTCTCGCCAAGGAATTCGAACTTCGCAAGAAGATGTCCGGCGGCGACAACATGACCGACAGCGAGGAGTTCCTCCTCAAGCTGCAGGACGGCTTCTACCAGGGCCTCGGCCCGATCGACAACATCCGCGAAGCAATCAGCGGTGTGACGTCCGCGCTCGACCTGACGGGCACGACGCTGAACACGATCGGCAACGTCACCCGCAACAACACCTTCGGTGATCAGACCGCTCAGAAGATCCAGACGGTCACCGACAAGCTGCGCGAAATGTCTGGCGTTCTTGCCGATATCTCTCGCGGCGTCTCGGGCATCGACATGTCGAACATTGGCAAGGGCCTGCCCACCTCGACCGCAGGCTTCTCCGGCGGCGCCCTGATGGGCATGGCAGGCTTCTCGGGCGTGCCGACCTCCGGCGCCAACCTGATGTCGAAGCACATGGATATCTTCGGGGATCCGCGCACGCCTGGCTGGGCTGCGCAGAACCTCACCGACGTCGGCATCGACAACGGCATGAAGGTCCAGGTCAACAAGCTCGCCGCGGACGCCTTCAAGGGCTTCCTGAACGAGCTCCTCGGCCAGGGCTACAACATCAAGTCCCTCGGCGGCTACGCGCTGCGCGACAAGGTCTCGGGCAACGGGATCTCCGAGCATGCCTTTGGCAACGCCATCGACATCAATCCGGACCAGAACCCTTACGGCAAGGGCTTCAAGACCGACCTGCCGGCGAACATTCGCGAGCTGGCAGCAAAGTATGGCCTGTCCTGGGGCGGCGACTGGAAGTCCGTCAAGGACACGATGCACTTCGAATGGCGCGGCGGCAACGCTCCGCAGGGCAGGGTGCCGGCCGCCGACTCCGCGCCTGGCGCCGGCCAGATGCCGCAGGTTCCCGAGATCCCGCAGTATGACAGCACGGCGACCCAGGAGCGACAGAACCAGCTGCTTCAGGATCGCGTGGCGATGACCGAGAAGCTGCAGGAGGAGGGCAAGAAGCTCGCCGAGCGCGAAGCCGCGGCTGATGAGGGCATGGATGAGGTCAAGCGCAAGGAAGCGCTCGATACGATCCTGAAGAAGACCCAGGAGCTCACGACCCAGACCGACAAGCTCGGCAAGACCGAGGAGCGCTACGTCAACGCCATCACGCATGGCGAGCTCGGCCGCTCCAAGGATCCGAAGGCGAAGGAATACCAGGACATCCTGGCGGCCGCGCGCGAGCAGGACAAGATCGAAGGCCAGCTTAACGACAAGGCCAAGGCTGGCACCGAAGCCGCGCGCGACCGCAAGAAGCTCGATGAGCAGCGCGCCGAGCTGGTCAAGGAAATCGCCGAGCAGGAGAAGCTTGCCAAGAACCCGGACTACAAGCCGGAAAGCTCGCAGCTCGCCAACACCCGCAAGCAGCTCGATGACTACGTCCAGTCGATCAAGGATTCGGAAGGCGAGGCAAGCCAGGCCTACAAGGATGCTGTCGACTATCGCTCGGCCTATCTCGCACAGACCCAGCAGCGCGATCTCCTGACGCAGCGCGCAGCGATGAACAGCAACACGCGCGACCTGCAGACGAACCTGCTTTCGCAGTCGCAGATCCGTGCTGTGTCGATGCAGCGCGAACTGGATGAGCTGAACCGCCGCGAAGCGCAGGAACTCGCCGTCACCGGCCAGACCGAAGCGCAGAAGGCCCAGATCACCGAGGACTACGAGAAGGCCAAGGCTGCGATCCGCGCCAAGTATAACGCCGAAGCCTCGCCGCTGCAGAAGCAGATGACCGAATGGCGCGATGTTCAGACGGAGCTTGCCCAGGCCTCCACGAAGTGGATGGACTCGCTTGCCGGCGGCATCACCGACCTCATCACCGGCACCGGCGACCTGCGTTCGGCCATTCAGGGGATCCTGAAGGACATCGTGAACATGGGCGTCAAGTATATGATGGGCTCGTTGATGCAGGGCAAGCAGGGCGGTGCAGGCCGTGCCGGCGCCAAGGCATCGAAGGGTGGTCAGTCCAAGATTGCAGCCAGCGGCAAGTCGGCCGGCCTCTATCACACCGGCGGCATCGTCGGCATGGGCACTGGCGCGTCCAAGATCGCCTCGGCCGCTGCCTGGATGAACGCTCCGAAGTTCCACACCGGCGGCATCGTCGGCTCGAGCCTGCTTCCGAACGAAGTGCCGATCATCGCCAAGAAGGGCGAGGGCGTCTTCACCGAAGACCAGATGAGCGCGATGGGCGGCTTCAGCCAGCAGCAGAACGTCCAGATCAATGCGCCTGTCACGGTCAACGCCTCCGGCGGCACGCCCGAGCAGAACAACGATCTCGCCCAGAAGATGAGCAAGCAGATGGAAACGACCATGCGCTCTGTCGTCGCCGATGAGCTGCGCAAGCAGACCCGTCCGGGCAACTACCTGAACCAGAGGAGCCGCTAATGTCCGTCCCGACTTTCGAGCCGCCGGTCGGTCCCTCTCCCGGCACCGCGCACAAGCCGACCATCAGCCTGAACGAGACCGAGTTCGGCGACGGCTATTCGCAGATCTCGCCGAAGGGGCTGAACCACATCAAGAAGTCCACCACGCTGAAGTGGGAAGTGCTGACGCTCGACCAGATGCACGAGATCATGGATTTCTTCGAAGAGATGGGCGGCTATCTGCCCTTCTACTATCGACCGTTCGGCGAGCGCCTGGCGATCAAGTGGACCTGCAAGGACTTCTCGGCAGATACCCAGGGCGGCATCTGGAGCGTGAGCGCGACCTTCATCCAGTCGTTCTCGAATGCAGAGTAAGCATTTACTTACTTTTTCCTCTTGCTGATAAGTAAGCACTTACTTACAATGCGGACTCCAACCAAGGGGTCTCGATGTCCAATTTGCAAGCTGAAGGCCAGAGCCTCTCTCCTTCAGGAATCGTTTCGCTGTTCACCCTCGACGCGACGTCGATGGGTGGGCCGCTGATGCATTTCGTCCAGGGCACGGAGCTTGACCAGGCGGTCAGCTTCGCAGGGGTCGTCTACAACGCAATCGACGTCCAGTTCGACGGGCTCGAGACCACGGGCACCGGCGCGCTGCCGACGCCGCAGATCCGCATCTCCAATACTGACGGCCTGGCCCAGGCGCTTATTTCGACCTACGGCGAGCTGCTTGGCTGCACGCTCTTTCGCGTGCGCACCTACACGCGCTTCCTCGACGGCCAGCCGGACGCGGATCCGGAAGCCTTCTATGGCCCGGACATCTTCCGCTTTGAGCGCAAGACCTCCGAGAACGACGTCTACATCGAGTGGGAGCTCTCCGCTTCGATCGACCAGGAAGGCAAGCAGCTTCCCGGCCGCACCGTCATCCGCAACACCTGCCTGTGGCGCTACCGCTACTACAACGGCTCCACCGGCCACTACGACTATTCCAAGGCGCAGTGCCCTTACACGGGCGCGCAGGCCTACGACATCAACGACCTTCCTGTCTCTGACCCGGCCAAGGACGTGCCCTCGCGCCGCCTGTCGTGCTGCCGCACGCGCTTTGGCCGCGCCAATCCGCTGCCCTTCGGCGGCTTTCCCGGCGTCCAAAGGATTTCCTGATGACCTATCCGTTCTTTGAGGCGTTCGAAGACGCCAAGGCACACGCGCGCAGGCAGTTCCCGGAAGAGAGTTGCGGCGTCATCGTCAAGGGCAAGTATATCGCCTGCGACAACGTCGCCGACGATCCGGCCAACCACATCGATCATGCGGACTGCGACTGCCGGCTTTGCGCCTTCGCTATCGGTTCGAAGGAATACGACAAGCACGCGATCGCCGGCATCGACATGGTGATCCATAGCCATCCGAACGGCCCGTTCTATCCCTCGCTCGCCGACATGGAATACCAGGCGCGCACCGGCCGCCCGTGGGCAATCATCGTCCTGGACGAAGAGCGCATCTCCACCAAGCCCACCATCTGGGGCGCTGAGACCGAGATCCCGGCGATCCTCGGCCGCGAATTCATGCACGGCGTGACCGACTGCTACCAGCTCATCAAGGACGTCTACGCGCTCGGCCGCGAGAAGCTCGAGGCGCAGGGCATCGTCGGGTGGCCGTTTGAGCCGATCACGCTGATGCACAAGCCGCGCGAGGATGCCTGGTGGGAAGGCGATGCCGATCTCTACGAGGAGAACTTCGCGGCTGCCGGCTTTGTCGAGGTCACCGACGCACCGAAGCCCGGCGACGTCTTCCTGATGAAGATCCGCTCTTCGAAGAACAATCACGGCGGCGTCCTTCTCGACAACGCACTCATCCTTCATCACCTGCCGCAGCGCCTCTCCAGGCGTGAGCCGGCCGGCATCTGGGGCCGCCAGGCGACGAAGTGGCTTCGCTACGTAGGCGAGGGCACCCATGCGTAAGATCTTTCTCCACGGCTCTCTGGGCGACCGCTACGGCCACGAATTCGAACTGGAAGTGTCGACGGCCGGCGAGGCCTTTCGCGCGCTGGCTGCCAACTTCTCGGGCTTCATGAAGCAGGTCCGCGAGGGCGCCTGGCATATCGTGCGCGCTCATAAGGGCGACATCGACGGCGGCATTTCCCTCGATGAGACCCAGATCAAGGGCTTCCATCTAGGCCGTAAGGGCGACCTTCACATCCTGCCTTACGTCGCCGGCTCCAAGCGCGGCGGCCTGCTTAAGGTCGTTCTCGGCGTCGTCCTTGTCGGAGCAGCCTTTGCTTTGACTGGCGGCGCGCTTGCATCGCCGATCCTCGGCGCCGGTGGCCTGCTCGGCGGCGTAACGGGCAGCCATGTTGCGCTCATTGGTGCGGCTGTCGCACTGGCCGGCGTCTCTTCGATGCTGACGCCCGAGCAGAAGGCCTCCGACGAAGACGGCTCGAGCTCCTTCACCATGTCCGGCCCCGGCAACACCAGCAACCAGGGCGGCCCTGTGCCTCTCGCTTACGGCGAGATCATCACCGGCGGCACGCTGATCTCCGGCGGCGTCGACATCGAGCAGATCGCGGTTACCGGCGACGGTGGCGGGTCGGTTGGATCGGGAGGCAAGAAGTGATCACGATCGAACGGCACACCCTGACGTCGTCTACGACGATGGGCCTTCCTCCTGTCCGCGGACGGCGCGTCTTTGGTCGCGGTGGCGGTGGCGGCAAGAGCGGAGGCAGCGCCTCCAACGACAAGAACACCATGCGCTCGCGCGCGGACTTCCGCCTGATCGACGCCATCTCCGAAGGCGAGATCGAGGGCCTGGTCAATGGCGCGCAGTCGATCTTCTTCGACCAGACCCCGCTGCAGAACGCCGACGGCACCTTCAATTTCAAGGACGTCGCCTGGTCGGCGCACCGCGGCCTGGCTGACGAAGGCTACTTCAACGGCCATGACGCCGTCGAGACACCTGTCGAGGTCGAGACCCAGGTCAAGAACGCTCTTGGCCCGACCACCCGCACCATCGTTGACGAGAACGTCGATGCAGTCCGCGTCATCATGCGCATTCCGGCGCTGGTCAAGCAGGACAGCAAGGGCGGCCTGAAGAAGACTTCGGTCTCCTACACGATCTCCTACCGCGCCAACAACGGCTCCTGGGTCGACGCGATCCAGAACGACATCAGCAATCAGAAGGCGCTTTCGCCTTTCCAGATCGCTCATGTCGTCAATCTCCCGGCCGGCGGCTCGCCCTGGGATATCCGCGTCACCCGCAACACCGCCGACAGTGACGACGACAAGCTCCAGAACGACACCTATTGGGAAGGTTACGTCGAGCTCGTCTACGGCAAGTTCATCTACCCGCACACCGCGGGCGTGGCGCTCTCCGGCAATGCCGAGGAGATGGGCAGCTCCGTTCCGCCGCGCAGCTACCACATCAAGGGCATGAAGATCGCGGTTCCGTCGAACTACGATCCGATCGCGCGCACCTATTCCGGGATCTGGAACGGATCCTTCAAGATCGCCTGGACCAACAATCCGGCCTGGATCTTTTACGACCTCATCACCAACGACCGCTACGGCCTGGGCGAATTCGTCAGCCCCGAGATCGTTGACAAGTGGTCGCTCTACACCATCGCGCAGTATTGCGATCAGCAGGTGAAGTCCGGCTTCAAGAACGGCGACACGGGTGCGGATCTCTACGAGCCGCGCTTTACCTTCAATGGCGTCATCAACACCAAGGATGAAGCCTACAACGTCCTGCAGAACATCACCCAGGCCTGGCGCGGCATGGCCTATTGGGCGATGGGCCAGGTCTTTGCGACCGCCGACATGCCGGCAGACCCGGTCAAGCTGGTCTCGCCCGCCAACGTCGTCGGTGGCGACTTCGACTATGCCGGCACTGCGATCAAGGCCCGGCACTCCGTCGTCATGGTCAAGTGGAACAATCCGGACGACTTCTATCGTGCCGACACCGAAGTCGTCATCGATAGCGACCTTCTGCACAAGTATGGATGGCGCGACAAGACGGTGCAGCTGAACGGCTGCACGTCGCGCGGCCTGGCGCATCGCTACGGCAAGTGGATCATCGACACCGAACAGCACGAGACCGACACGCTGACCTACTCGGCGTCCTGGGACCATGCCGAAGTGCGCCCTGGTGAAATCGTCGCCGTCTCGCATCCGCGCAAGGCGCAGATCCGCGCGTCCGGCCGTGTCGTCAAGCATGACGAACTGACCATCACCCTCGATGATGATTTCGACTGGAACGAAGGCCAGACCTATCAGCTGATGCTGACCATGCCGTCGGGCCAGCTCGAGACGAAGCCGATCCTCGCCTTCCTCGACAATCATACGGTTCGCGTTTCCTCTGCCTATTCGGCCGAGGCGCTCGCTGACGCCATGTGGACGATCACGGGCTCCGACATCACGCCGCGGCTCTTCCGCGTCATCAATGTCGAGGAGTCGGAGCCGAACATCTTCAAGGTCACGGCGCTGTTCCATGACCCGCAGAAGTATGCCCGCGTCGAGCAGGATATCTATTTCGACCCGCTTCCCTACGAGCGCCCGCCGACCGGCTCCGTGCCGCCGACGAACCTGCTGGTAAAGGAAAGCGGCTACGTCTCCAACAATGTCCAGACGCTCCAGCTGACCGTCTCCTGGACGCCGCCGACCAATGTCCTTGCCCGCGGCTTCCTGGTCTCGGTCGACACGCCGGATGACGGCCACATCGTTCTCGGCTCGACCGATAACGCCTACATGGACATGTATAACACCACGTCGGGCGAATACACGTTCTACGTCCAGACGATCTCCATGACGGGTATCGCCTCGGCGCCTGCGCAGATCACCTTTGATGCCGCAGGTCCGGAAGGCTTCATGCGGCCGACGGTCTCCGACCTGGTGCTGGTCCAGAACCCCGGTTCGACGCAGTTCACCGGCAGGGATCTGATCGTCACCTGGAAGAACAACTTCGCGCTCTCGGCTGACCCGTCCTCGCCCTATTACGAGCCGAGCGACGTCCAGAGCCCGCACTACGCCTTCAACACCGTCAAGATCTACAACGGCAACACGGGCGAGCTGCTGCGCCAGTCGATCGTCGGCACGAACAATTTCGACTACGATTTCCTGACCAACCAGGCCGACAACGCCGCTAAGGGTCATCCGGCCTGCCGCGTGCTGCGCGTGGCTGTCACTGTCACGGATATCTACGGCCGCGAGTCGGCTGAAGCCACGGTGGTCTTCTCCAATCCGCCTATTCCCGAGATGGCGATCCAGACCTCGGTCAACGGCCATACGATCTATATCTCCTACGACTTGCCCGCCCAACCTGACTTCCAGGGCGTCGATCTCTGGATCGAGGAGGCATCGGGCTACAATCCGCTGACGACGGCGCCTTTTTACGAGGGCGGCAACAACCAGATCACGTTCTCGGGCAAGGACGCGACCGACTATTTCATCCGGGTCGGCGGCTTCGACGTCTTCGGCAAGGATGGAATGCTGATCGCGCCTGAGGTTCAGGTCCACACCCTGCGCCTGCTCGACATCGATCCGCCCGCGGTGCCGGCGAACCTCCAGATTACGACCGGTATCGACATTGCGCCCGATGGCACGGTGCGTGCGCTGCTGCATGCAACGGTCGATGCCAACACGGAAGCAGACTTCGCGCGCTACGAGTTCGAGATCAAGGAAGGCAACGGCAATTGGGTCTCCTACTCGACCGGCTCGCCTAACTTTGACTGGACTGTCACGCCTGGCCGGACCTACACGGTTCGTGTCCGTGGTCTCGACAGCCTGAGCAATGCGTCCGCTTTCGGCGCCGAGGTCCAGATCGTTGCCGCCAAGGACAGCGTTGCGCCGGCTATCCCGCAGAACGTCCATGCGACCGGGCTCTTCCGCTCCATCTGGGTCGACTGCGACAAGGTCGCCGACGCGGATCTCGCCTATTATGAGGTCGAGGCATCCAAGAACGGCCTGGCGACGATCTACCAGGTCACGGCTCCGCCCTTCATCCATTCCAACCTTGTCGTCGGTGACCAGTGGAGCTTCCGTATCCGTGCGGTCGACACCTCTGAAAACCGCTCTGGCTGGTCTGGCGTGGCAACCGCGACCGTCGGCGCCATCAATCCCGGCGACCTGCCGCCCGACGCGCTGATCTCGACCTTCGCACTGATCGACACCGCTTTCATCGAAAGCGCCCAAATTATCGAGATCGATGCTAGCAAGATCAAGGCTGGCTCGGTCCTGGCAGGCACGGTCAAGGTCTCGACCTTGGCCGGCAATGTCAATCTCGGCGACGGCGGCGCGCTCGTCAACAACGGTTCGACGCAGATCGATCCCGGCAAGATCGTCATTTCCGGCGGCACGACGCTCGCTGACTGGCGCTCGGGTGGCGACAACACGCTGATCGACGGTGGCGCGCTCTCGGCCAACTCCGTTGCAGCCGAATCCCTGACGATCGGTCAGCGCGGTATCACGGTCGAGGGCATCGAGTTCAGCTCCAACAGCCCGGCGGTCAACAGCGCCTCCTGGTCTGCCGGCACGATCCGCTACACCGGCGACGACGGCAACATTGCTTCGCGCAATATCGTCGCCGGCAATGCCGCGTGGACGACTGGTGTCACCTACCTCTACTGGACGAAGGGCGGCACGACGATCCAGGCGACCACGAATGCCGTCACGGCCTTTGGTCCGAACACCGTTGTTCTGGCTGCCTATCGCGGCGCGACTGACCTGGTTGTCGACTATGGCCGCACGATCATCGACGGTTCGAAGATCAAGACCGGCACGATCCAGGCCGATCAGCTCTCGGCGAACTCTGTCGGTGCAAGCCAGATCCAGGCACTCGCGATCCAGACGACGCACCTGGCTGCAAGCATCATCACGGCCGACAAGATTGGCGCTCGCCAGATCACGGCTGACAAGATCGCGGTCGGCGCGCTCGACGCAACGACGATCAAGGCGCATTCGATTTCGACCGACCAGCTCGTCGTCGGTGGCGTCGACTTCAGCGCGCTTGCAGTTGGTGCCTGCACGGCCGCTGGCGCTGCCCGCTCTTCGGATGGACTGAACGCCGGTCTTGGCACGACGCAGTTACAGGCTGTGGGTGTCAACGCCGTCGCCGGCTCCTTCTGCGTGATTGAAGGCTCGGCAGCTATCTCGCAGACCGGCGTAAATAACGGAACGACGGTTGGTATTGCGATCTATCTCTATCGCAACGGCAATCTGATCTACTCGGTTCAGGATTGGGCGCCGAACGTGAACTTCACGACGACCACCGACCGAAATGGTCAGGTGGTCATCAACGGCACGGTGGGCGGCATGATCAGTTTCGCGTTCATGGACACCGGCGTGAATGCAGGCGGGAACACCTACCAGTTTCTTGTCAACTGCACCGGCACGCCCTTGACCTTTACCGAACGCAACCTAATCGCAACGGTCTACAAGAGGTAACGATGACGGACGAAACGGAAACGACGGGAGAGAGCGCTCTCCCGTTTGACGACGGCAGGGCCTATTTCGTGGTCCACGATACGGCCGGCAAGATCCTGCGCCATGGCATCTGCACCGTTGACAGCCTGACGCTGCAGGGCGCGGGTGACACTGTGCTCGTGATCAACCAGGCTGATGCAACGAACGACCTCGACAGCACCCACTATGTAGATGGCGAGCAGCTCATCGCGCGCGCGCCGCTCGAATGTGAGGACAGCTATACGGTTGCTGCCGATGGCGTTGCAACGGTTAGCTTTGCCCTTCCGGCCGGCACAAAGATCGATTTCCAGGGTGTGACCCATGATGGCGACACCACTTTCGAATTCCTCACCGATACGCCCGGCGACTACGAATTCTTCTTCTGGGCGCCGGTGACCTATCGCAACAGGAAGGTGACGATCCATGCAGTTTAAGATCGAGATCGGACTCGACGCCATAAAGGCAAACCTTTCCGCCCAGGTCGACGCCGAGGCGGGCTTCGTGCGCCAGCGCTTCATCTCCGTCGGCGCCGGCCAGGAGATGGTCTACCAGGCGAAGTTCGAGGAGGCGCAGCTTATCGTCGCCGACCCGCAGCAGGGCGCGAGCGTTCCGGAATCGGAGACGCCGCACCTGAGCAAGGAGGCCGCGACGAATGGCGTGAGCCGCTACGACATGGCTGTCGTGGTGCTCACGATCCGTCAGCAGTGGGCGACTGTCTCGCCTCTGATCGAGGACCGCCGGCTGACCACCAAGGCAGCGATCGACGCTGCGACGACTGTAGCGGCCGCGCGATTGGCAAAGAACATCGACTGGAGCGACATCGAGGCGCTGGTCTGACGGTTTTTCTTGCTTGATCTCTCCATATGTAGTAAGTAAACACTTACTTACATACAACTTCGGAGAGACCTATGGCCTCGCTTCCTGAAATCAAGCTGAATAAGGAGACCATCGGTTTCCTGACTGGCGCGATCGGCCTGTGTGTCACGATCTTTACTGGTTATAACTACTACCAGTCTGGCCGCGCCGAGAACTCGCCCGTCGTTCAGCAGATCGCCAGCTCCATCGCTGAGGTCAGTCGTAACCAGGCGCTCAAGAACCAGGAGCAGGATTCGCGTCTCGATCGCAACGACCGGGACCGCGAGCGCTTCAACACCAATATCAAGGAGCTGACCGACAAGACGGGTGATCTGACGATCGCCGTCGTCAAGCTCACGACGATCCTGGAAAACTCGCCGACCCGCAAGGCCGATCTGGTTACCCCGATCCCGCTGCCCTCGATGCCGCTCGTATCGGTCGAGGCCAAGCGATGATCCGCAACGTTCACCCCGACTGGAAGAAGATCCTGACCCATTCCTACGTGGTCTGGGCCGGCTACGGTCTCTTCGTTCTCAACGCGCTCGACGCATCCTACTGGTTCTTCCTCGGCTATGCGCCGATCCCGCAGTGGGCCATGGGCCTCGCGTCCGGCCTGATCGGTCTCGCGATCCCTTACCTGCGCGTGAAGCTCCAGAAGTCCATCTCAGGAGACACGCATGCCGGTGAATAAGATCGTCGCAACCAGGCGCGGCAAGGCAGTGGTCGTTGCTGGCCTTCTGGCCGCGGCCGCATCCGGTTGGCAGGGCTGGATTCAGTCCCACACCGTCACTCCGCAGTCCATTCACCAGGCAATCGACAAGGGCATCACGCCTCCTGCCGTCGAGATCGCCATTGCTCTTGCCAGCAAGTGGGAAGGCGTGCGCCTGACCGCCTATCTCGACCCGATCGGCAAGCCGACGGTCTGCAAGGGCGAGACCATGGTCAATGGCAAGCCCGTAAAGCTCGGCATGCACTTCACGCTCGATGAGTGCAACGCCATGCTCAAGAAGCGGCTGATCCACGATTACTACCTGCCGCTGGTCGACAACGTGAAGGACTTCGTCACGGCGCCGGACAGTGTCCAGGGTGCCGCTCTCGACGTCGCCTACAACGTCGGCACGGGTGTCATCACCAGCAAGACCTCGACCGCAGGCAAGGCCATTTCCGCTCACGATTACCAGAAGGCATGCGCCGGCCTCACGCTCTTCAACCGCGCGGGCGGCAAGGTTCTCCCTGGCCTCGATAACCGCCGGAAGATGGGCGACAAGACCCGCGAGGGCGAAGCCGAGGTCTGCCTCAATACGGAGGTCAAGTGATGCTCAACTTCTTCCCGCCAGGCGTGAAGCTCGCCTTTGCCGTTGGCGCCCTGATCCTGATCGGTCTGGCACTCAACTGGACCTACGACCGGATCTACGACCACGGCTACCAGGCCGCGGCCGTCGTCTACGAACAGAAGGCCATCGACCAGAAGGCCGCAAACGATCGGGCTATCACTGCTGCAGACAAGGGTCTGCGCGAAGACATGGCCGCACTTGCCCTCGACAAGGAGAAGCTCGAAAATGACGTCGCTCGCCTCAACGCTGAAGCCGCTAAGGATCCTGACGCTGCTTCTGGCGGTGTCAAGCGTAGCAGCGTGCAGCGCCTTAACGCCGTCCGCTAGGGCGCCGATTGAGCTGCCGGCTCTTCCGGTAGAGCTGACCTGCAAGGCTGACGGTAAGGACGTCAACGGCAAGCCGTGCGATCCGCCGTGCCCCTATGGCGTGCTGATCCCGGAACGTGACCTTAACCAGGCCGAGACCGAGACCTACTGGCTCCGCGACCGCGCAAGCCTGCGCAAGTGCCGGAACGCCCAGACCGCAACCGTGAACTTCTACAAGGCGCTCAGCGACAATCTCCGTTCCCCGGAGAAGTAAAGTCCGTCTGTCGTCTAATATAATACAGATATAAGTCTATAATATAGACTACGAAAGGCAGGGAATACGTGCAGGTAAACGTCGAAGAAAGCCGCTTTGTCGAAGCTTATAACGACCGGGAAACGTATCCCAACCTCACCGATGTCGCCGTCGCACTCGGTCTTTCATATCAGACCGTCCGGAACAGGAGCTCGGTGCTTCGCGCCAGGCTTCGTGCCGGCGAAGATGTTCCGGTCCTGATCTCTCGCGTAGTCGAGGCAAAGGCCAAGGATCCGGAAGCGCCGAAGAACCACGCTAACGCGCGCGCCGACATGCTGCGCTATGAGATCGACAAGCTGCTCACCTCGAGCCGCTACCCGGTAACGAACCCGGAAGCCGTCGTCATCGATGCGACCGTTACCTCCAAGTATGACCGGCTGTCCGGCACCAAGAAGAACGTCGAGGGCACGCCGCGCACCTGGCTTACCGATACGCTGATGGCTGAAGCTGTCGAGGATCCGCGCGGCCGCGTCTTCATCCTTTCCGGCGCCCAGAACGACGCCGAGGTTCACGAAGGCTTCTGGGAGAACCTGAAGGCTTACGCGCACTTCCGCGATGCGGACATCATCATCGGGCCCGGCACCTATGAAACGCAGTGGTGGTCGGAAAACAATTCAGTTGTTCGCAAGTATGCCGAGGAGATCGAGGAATATCTCTGCTTCGGTCAGATGAAGATCGGTGAGAACTTTGTCTTCTGCGCCGAGATGAACATGCTGCCGACCGCTAACCGGCCGATCTCGGATCTGACCACCTATACGCAGGGCCGCTGGGGCGTCTTTCCGCATTCCAAGATTCAGCTGAAGTCCGTGCCGTCGACCGATCCCGCTCGCCAGGCGCACCAGGTCATGACGACTGGCCTCGTTACCAAGCCGAAGATCATTCCGCGCAAGGCTGGAATCAAGTCGATCTTCCATCATCAGCTCGCAGCTGTGATCCTGGAATTTGACCATGATGGCGATCTTTTCTGTCGCCACCTGGTCGCCGACAAGGACGGTTCCTTCTGTGATCTGGAATTCTTCGTTAAGGATGGGGAGGTCGAGATCGATGATGAGCAGGTCGAGCTCCTGGTTATGGCTGACTTCCACACCGACAAGGAAAGCGCCTCGAGCTTCAATGCCACGTTCCGGGCGCCGAACTCGATTACCCGCTCGCTGAAGATCCGTCGGGCGATCGCGCACGACATCTTTGACAACTACCGCCGCAATCATCACCACGTCCACGACAACTCCTATTCCTACGAGGTTGCCTATCGCGGCCGCGAAAGCGTGCTCGAGGAGGTGAGGGGAGTGGCCCGCATTCTTCAGGAGCTCCAGGAGACGGTCGCTATCACGGTGGTCGAGTCCAATCACGATATCGCCCTGGAGCGCTATATCCGCGAGGGTCGCTATCGCAACGACGGCATCAACATTCGGCTCGGCCTGCAGCTCGAGGATGCCTATCTCGAATACCGCGAGCGCGCTGCTGATGCGATTGACGCCGGCCGCCCGAGCGAAAGCTTCTCGCTGCTCGAATACGCGGTCAACATGGTCGCGGACAAGGACGGCATCAACGTCAGCGACGTGGAATGGGTGCATGACGGCTATAGCTACGTCGTGAACGGCGTGGAATGCGGCAACCACGGCTTCCGTGGCGCAAATGGTGCTCGGGGCACGGTCGCTGGCTTCGCGCAGCTGGGGCGCAAGATGAACATCGGCGACAAGCACTCGCCCGAGATCTGCGATGGCGTCTATGTGTCCGGCGTCATGAACCTCCGCCAGGGCTACAACAAGGGTCCGAGCGGCTGGGCTGTGACGCACACGATCCAGTATAACAACGGCAAGCGCACCTTGGTTACGATGCAGAACGGAAAGTGGCGTGCATTTATTTAGCGGTTGTGATAAGTAAACACTTACTTATGTTTTCTGAGGATCGTTATGGCTCCCTACACTTCGTATCTTCGCGGCCGGGCTATCCAGACCGGCGCCGACTGGCGCGTCCGCATCAAGGTTGTTTCGCCTGATCTCGAGGCATTCCCGGAGAGCGCCCGCTTCCTGGCGCAAATGCGCGAGACGAATGCCGATGGTCCGGTCAAGATCGAGATGACGACTGAAAACACCCGCATCACTCGCGTTGACGGACAGACCCTCGATCTGTCGTTGAAGGGCGTGGACTCGGTGGATTGGCAGGAAGGCGTAGTCGTTCTCGATGTGCTGCGCGTCGACCTGACGAGCCCTGTCCATCTCGGCTTCGACATGAAGATCCCGGTCAAGCGCTCGATCACGAGGGTCGCATAATGGCCGCCGCTGATATCGTCGTCAACACCTCCACCCTGGATGAGGTCGAGCTGAACTACTCGAATGATTTCGAGGTCACGGTGCGAAACAACACTGGCGTCGAAGTTTCGCTTTCTTCACAGGGTCCAGCTGGTCCGCAGGGTGAGATCGGCGACGTCACGCCGGCAGCCCTGCAGGCGCTTGCCGATGCACAGGCTGCGGAGGCCGCCGCCAAGACGGCGCAGACCGCCGCAGAGACCGCTGAGACTGGCGCTGCCGGTTCTGCTTCTGCCGCGGCGACCTCAGAATCGAACGCGGCGGGCTCGGCGACCACTGCGGGCAACAAGGCGGCGAATGCACTGGCAAGCCAGAATGCTGCCAAGACCTCCGAAACCAATGCAAAGACGTCCGAGACGAACGCCAAGACCTCCGAGACGAATGCGGCAAACTCCGCATCTGCTGCAGCTACGTCAAAGACCGGCGCTGACACGGCTAAGTCGGGCGCCGACGCGGCAAAGGCCGCGGCTGAAACCGCGCGTGACGCCGCGCAGACCGCGCAGACCGACGCAGAAGCCGCTCGCGACGACGCCGAAGGATCCGCGAACGCAGCGTCCACCTCAGAAACGAATGCCAGGGCATCCGAGTCCAACGCCGCAACCTCTGAAGACAACGCAAAGACCTCAGAAACGAATGCGGGGACGGCCAAGACCGCGGCTGAAACTGCTCGCGATGTGGCTCTCCAGGCAAAGATTGGCGCCCTGGCAGCACAGACGGACGCTGAGACGGCGCGAGACGATGCGGTCACGCAGAAGACCGCGGCCACGGACGCGGCGACCGAGGCTGGTAGCGCGCGGGATGCCGCCCAGGCAGCTCAGAGCGCCGCTGAGAGCGCGCAGACGGCTGCTGAGACTGCACAGGGCCTTGCTGAGCAGTCCGCCACGAATGCAGCGGCTTCCGAGGCGGCCGCAGCCGCGAGTGCTGAAGCCGCCGCGTCGATCGGCCCGGAGAACTATATCCGGCGCGAAAACAACGGCTCTGATTTCACCGACGCGAATGCGACCCGTCAGAACCTTGGCGCAGCACCGCTTGAGCACACCCATCCGGTGACCGACATCGTTGGTCTGGAAGGCGCGCTGGAGAATATGTTTGCGTCTCCGACGTTCACTGGCACGCCGACCGCACCGACAGCAGCTCCGGGCACCAACGATACGCAGATCGCGACGACGGGTTTCGTGCGTGGCGAGCTAAATAGCCTTGTCAACGGCGCTCCTGCTGCGCTCGACACGCTGAAGGAAATCTCCGACAAGCTGGCAAACGATGAGAGCGCGGTTACCGCCCTCACGTCTGTCGTCTCCGGCAAGCAGGCAAACCTCGGCTTCACGCCCGTTCAGCAGGGCACTGGTCCGAGCCAGACGACGAACACGATCGCGATCGGCTACTCCACGGCTCATACGCTGCGGGTAGCCGTTGGGGCGACCGACTTTGCCGATGTCTGGCCGATCAACATCAACGGCAATGCGGCAACTGCCACGGCGGCTACCGACTCGAATTCGGTTGGTGGCAAGACGCTCGCGGATATTCAGGCGATGATTGCCGCCGCTACGCCGACGAACGTAATGCCGAAGTCGGGCGGCCAGTTCTCGGGCGGTATTAGCTTCGTCAATAATGTCGCGTCCTCGCCCACTGACCTGACCAAGCATATTGCGTTGTGGGGAACGAACTTCGGCTTCAGCATCACGTCGGGCACACTGAATTACGTTTCCAATAGCAATCACGACTTCTACTCCGGCTCAACGAAGGTCGTGAGTGTCACGGCCACCGGCATGGCGATCGCCGGCACCCTTGCCACCTCTGGCAATATCCAAATCACTGGCACCTCGCCACAGGTTTTGCTCACGAACAGCAATAACAGCAAGACCCGCTACCTCTATCACGACGGAACGAATATCGGCTTTCTCGGTAGCACGGGAAGTTGGCTTTTCCGAACGGATGATACCGGCGCTCTTTGGTGTTCCCAGCTCGGTGACATTAATGGTCGCATCGAGAACCGCGCTATTGCCTGGGCGAACGACCGCGTCTCCCAGATCTCTTTCCGGCGCACTGGTCTAAGCAGCACGGGCGGGACGACGGATACTTCTCTCAGTGGACCCTATGTCGTGTGCGGATATTCACGCGAGAGTGGTAACGCTGGTCAGGTTGCCAGCCTCTATTACACGATCCTGCAGGGCTACGACCCTGTTCGCGGCTGGTGGAACATCGGAGTATCATAATGGAAAATGTGACGATTGTTGATTTCGGCTACTTCACCGGCGAGACCGTCGGTGGAGTCTGCTACATGAAGGACGAATCCGGCAATGACTGGTATGAAATGCTCAAGGCGTTAACGACCTGGGACATTCCGACCGGTGCCTACATCAATGCCGTCTACGGCACGTTCATGACTTACAATAAGGACACCGGCGAGATAGCCCAGATCGAGTTCGACCCGACGCGCATCGTGCCGTGGTTCCTGGGTCTGATCGCTGTAGACGCCGCATACACCGACTATCCGAAGGATAAGCGCTGGTGCTACCAGAATGGCGTAATCGCTGAATATGTGCCGCCCGTGGTCATTCCGGTGAAGATCTCCGATCGGCAGTTCTTCCAGCAGCTCGCAAAGATGGCGCTGATTACCCAGCAGGAAGCACTCTCCGCGGTGAAGACTGGCGACGTGCCGGCAGCCATGATGACCTTTATCAACGCCTTGCCGGCTGATGAACAGTGGGATGCCCAAATGGTTCTCTGTGGCGCGACAGAGTTCGAACGCGCCCACCCTCTTGTCGCTGCTTTCGCCGCTGCGCAGGGCATGACCAGTGATCAGACCGACCAGTTGTGGATCAATGCCTCAAAGCTGTAGCTTATTTTGTAAGTAACCACTTACTTACATTGATGCTTTCAGCTAAAGTGCAGGGGTAAATCGATACCCCTTCACTGGAGTTCCCCGAAATGCCCAAGCCCAAGAGGTCCGTCGCTCGTGAAACTCGCCGCGACGGCCGTTCGCGTGCGCGCAACGATGCCAAGCTCATTGCTTCCGTCGATCGCTCCCTTCCTGCCGCGCCGCAGCTCGCCCGCCGCGAGCCTGTCAAGCCGCTCACTCCCGGTCAGAAGCGCTATGACGCCGGCTTCAAGTCGTCTGCGATCATCTTCGGCCTTGGACCGGCCGGCACGGGTAAGACCTGGTTTGCCATTCAGCGTGCCGTCGAGGCCTACAAGGCTGGCGAGATCAAGAAGATCTACGTCACGCGGCCGGCGATCGAGGTAGGCGAGGGCATGGGCTTCCTGCCGGGCGAGCTCGAGGAGAAGTTTGCGCCCTACCTGATTCCGCTCAAGGAAGCCTTTGTCGAGGCGATGGGCTCTGGATCCTACGAATATGCGCTGAAGGCTGAGATCATCGAACCTGTGCCGCTCGCCTTCATCCGTGGCCGCACGCTGAAGGATGCCTGGGTCATCGCCGACGAAATGCAGAACGCTACCAAGGCCGAGTTCAAGGCGTTCCTGACCCGTATCGGCGAGAACGCCAAGTTCGTCGTCAACGGCGACACCTCGCAGATCGATGAGAAGATCGGAGCAAAGTCCGGCCTGGAGGATGCGGTCAAGCGCATTGGCAACCACAGCCAGGTCTCGGTTGTCCGCTTCACGCGCGCCGAGGTCGTTCGTTCCGGGCTCTGCCAGGACATGGTCGAGGCATACGAGGGCGCTTAGGCGCCCTTTTTAACCCAATCCTGAAATGCGCTTTGCCATGCACGCTGACGCTATAACGCAAGTAACAGCAATGAATGAAGATCAGGACATGCACATTAACGCCGCCTTTTCGACCGAGCTAGACGCTCCGCGCGTGGACACGCTGGAGAACGACTTCTACGCTTCGTCGGTCATCCCGAAGAAGTATGCCGATTGGGATCTGGAGCTCTTCCAGACCAAGTGGTTCGACTACCGGATGATGACTCCGCTGCAGGCGACAAAGGCTTACATCGATGCGTATGTCGGCGTCTATCGCCGGATCTTTGCCCGCGAGTTCGATCATGAGCGGGCGCAATATATCACCCCGCTCAACTTCGACAGCCTGCGCGCCGGCATCCTGCAGGGCAGAACCAGGGACAAGACCAAGTTCGTCGGCGCCTGGCACGGCCGCCAGATCGCTGATGCGCTTGGAATGCCCTATGCCGAATATATCGACGCGGTCATGACCCAGCGGATGCGCCGTTGGAAGCAGAATTATATGCCGCAGCCGCAGCACCTCTATCACGAATACGATGTCGAGAAGGCGCAGGAGAAGTGGGAGGAGATGAAGCTCGGCCGGCTCTATGTGGCCGAGCATCACGCCTACCTGGTCCAGAACTACGAGGGCGCAGCTCACCAGGACCAGTATCACGAATACCTATTCATGATGGCGGAGAAGCGCAACAACCCGGCGATGGTGCTTGCGCAGTGCATCGACAACGACCAGCTCCCGCCGGAAAAGGTCTTCCATCGGGTCGGCTCCGAGCAATACGAGCGCGTCGAGCGTCACCTGAGCTAATCCAAGTCGCTTCGCGCTATAACGACAAACGAGAGCGCAAATTATTTGCACAAACTTGTAAGTAAATGCTTACTTACCTTTGAGTGAGAAGGAGCTACTGTGTCCGTAGCCGTCGCAGCACCCGAGACCTATGAGGAAGCCGAGTTCGAGCCCGGCAAGTATGAATTTGACGACGACATGCAGCGCAAGATCGCCAGCATGTTCATGCGCGACACCACGTTCGCGATGCAGACCAAGGATCTGATCAAGCCGGAATATTTCACCGACACGTCGGTCGGCGCGTTGATCCGGATCGTCCAGGAGCATGTGAAGGTCTACCGATCGGTTCCGGACATGAAGATCCTGCCGACGATCCTGAAGGATGAGATCGCCGCCAAGCGCATCCGTCCCGACATGATCGACGGCGTGAAGGATATGGTTCGTGACGCCCTGACGGCGGATCTTTCCAATCCCGAGTTTGTGACCAGCCGCGTAGCCTCTTTCGCCAAGCACCAGGCGATCGAGCAGGCAATCATGAAGTCGGTCGATCTTCTGGAGAAGGGGAAGTTTGACGAGATCGCCCAGCTTATGAAGGAGGCGAGTTCCGTCGGAGCCGTCTCCGATGGCGGCGACTATAACTATTTCGAAGAGATCGCGAACCGCACCCAGCAGCGCCACGATATCCTCGCCGGTAAGATCGTCCGCGACGGCATCACGACGGGATATCCCGGAATGGATGCGTTGCTATACCACTATGGCTGGGGCCGGCGCGAGCTGTCGTGTCTCCTCGGCGCTGCCAAGGCCGGTAAGTCGATGGCGCTTGGCGACTTCGGCAAGAATGCTTCGCTCGCCGGCTACAACGTCTTTTACGACAGTCTGGAAGTCCACAAGGAGATCATCGCCGCCCGTCTCGACGCGGCACTCGCCGACACCCTGATCAGGGATCTGCACAAGGATCCCGACAAGGTCCAGGCCGAGATCCTCAAGATGCAGGCGAAGGCCGGGCAGTTCCGGATGCGCGACCATCCTTCCGGCACGCTCAAGCCGTCACAGCTTCACCGTCTCCTCGAGCAGTATCGCGGCGATGGGCTGATCTTCGATCTCGTGATTGTCGACTATGCCGACATCATGGCTTCCGAATATCGTTCTGACAGCCTGATCGAAAACCTGCGCACCATTTATATCGACCTGCGCGCGCTCGCCCACGAGATGAACTGCGCCGTGCTCACTGCAACGCAGACGAACCGTGACGGTGCCAAGGCTCACACTGCCAAGGCAACCGACGTCGGCGACGACTGGAATAAGGCGCGAACCGTCGACATTCTGATCGGTATCAATGCCACCGACGCCGAGAAGGCTGCCGGCGAGGCGCGTCTGACCTGGCTGCTTTCGCGTAACACGGCCGACGGGTTCAGCCTGCGCATCAAGCAGGATCGCGAGAAGATGCAGTTCCTCACCAAGATCATCGCCAAGGAAGGTCTGTAATGAGCCGCTTGTCGATCGCCGATATCAACGCCGAGCTGGATATCGAATATTTCCTCCAGCGTGAGAGCCTGGCCTACCGTGAGACGCGCGGCGTCTCCGGCACCCAGCTCAACATCAAGTCGTGTCCGAATCCTGTCTGTCGTGACGGCCGCTGGCGCACGTATTTCGGGATCGAGACGGGCAGGGGAAACTGCTTCGTCTGCTCCAAGAGCTACAACGCCGTCGGCTTTATCCATGACTACTTCGATCACGGCGACAACGATTGGGGTCAGACCTTCCGCGAATGCGAGGAGATCATGCGTGAGCAGGGCTGGCGGCCCAAGCGCCAGGCGGTCGCGGCGGTAGACCACGGCGACGTCAAGCTCCCTGTATCCGAACCCTTGCCGCTCGAGACGGGCGAGAATCTCGCCTATCTGGAGACCCGCGGCTTCGGACCCGACATCTGCAAATACTTTAACCTGCGCTGGTGCGAATACGGCTGGTGGATGTTCAAGACGCCCGAGGGCGAGACAAAGATGCAGAACTTCGGCGACCGCATCATCATCCCGGTTTTCGACCTCGACGGATCCCTAAAGACCTTTCAGGGACGCGACCTGTTGCCTGGCCTGAGCGAAGAGCAGAAGGCGCTCGGAATGCAGGAGCGCCAGAAGTATCTGTTCCCGATGGAGCTGCCCGGCACGGGCCGATACCTGCTGAACGGCCAGAACGTGCTGGCGACCGATCATGTGGTCATGGGCGAAGGTGTCTTCGACGTCGCGGCGACCAAGCTCGCCTATGACGAGGATCCGGCGCTACGTCACATCGTGCCGATCGGATCCTTCGGCAAGCACCTATCCTACGGCAATGCTCAGGGCGATGACCAGCTCGGCCGCTTCATCATCCTGAGGACGCGCGGCGTGAAGATCATCACCATCATGTGGGATGGCGGCGAGAAGGAGCTGATTGCGGCCCTGAATGCCGCCAAGATGTTGACCGGGATCGGCTTCACGGTGCGGATCGCGCTTCTGCCGTTTGAGAAGGATCCGAACGAAGTCACGGGTGACGTTGTTCGCAAGGCTCATTACGAGGCGAAGGTCTGGACGCCAAAGCTCGACATCATGTGGCGCATGAAGAATCCCTACACGCCGGCGCGAAAGGCCAAGGAAGCTGCGCTCGCCGCGGCTGCGTAGGTTTCAGTAAACGCTGACTTATCACCTGCGCGTTTCCATCGATGATCACGCTATAACGTAATCAACAGCAATCGAGACGTGAAAGCGCTTCGAAGGAGAATTCAATGTCATACCCGATCAAGGTGACGCAGCAGTCCTACGACCATAAGGGCGGCACCAAGTCCTACCATTTCACGATGATCGAAGCTGCCGATGGCCGCTGCGTTGTCGTGTTTCGCTATGGCAAGAAGGGTCAGTTCGGTCAGCTCATCACTGCGACGTTTGAGACCGCCAAGGCTGCCTGGAAGCATTACGAGGCGAAAGAAAACGAGAAGCAGAAGGGCGGCTATACGCCCATCGGAACCCAGAGCACGAAGGTCGCAGGGAATCCGACTGAATTGCCCACGACCGTCGGGATCGCGCTTTTCAACAAGATCGGCGGCAAGGCCGTCAATCACATCGATACCGGCTACGACACTTCAAAGATGCGCCAGGAAGTCGACGTGCCGACGCTTGATGAGGAAGGCCGCAAGGTCGGCGACACCAGTCGCAAGGCCGACATCAAGGATCTGCTTGCACAGCAGAAGGCTGCCGAGGAAGAACTCGCCGCCCGCGCTTATGACGACAACGAAGAATATGGAATCTTCTGATGCCCAACCATATGCTGACCCTCGATGACAAGGCGAACCAGTTCGAGTTCGTCTGCCCGATCTTCAATGTCCAGACCAAGATGCGGCTCTGTATGACGCTGCGCGAATTGTTCTGGATGGGCAAGAAGCCTGACGTTCGCAAAGGCTGCCAGGCGTGCATGCGATCCAGCAAGTGCCCGGCCGCGGCGATCGTGAACAAGATCAGCTATTCCAGCCAGCGCCCGGCGCCCGACGAATACGGCTCAACTCAGCCTGTCGTCGGCAAGCTGCGCAAGGATATCCTCGAGCGCATCCTTCTCCCGATCGTGCTCGAGCGAACGATGGATGAATTCGGCGTGCCCGAGCCCGAACGCCAGATGATCCGCACCTCTTCCGACCGCATCGCAAAGATGGTCGGCGCAGCGCCCATCGACGGCGAAGATCGTCCGGCCACTCGTGCGGCGCCTGCAAAGAAGACCAAGTCCACCGTCAATCGCGCAGCTGCCGCTTCCGGCGACCTGGCTGCAGCTGTCAACGCCTAAAGGAGCGAACTATGAACGCATACGATGTCGCGCGCCTCATCGAGGATATCGCCGACACCTCATCCCGAACGGAGAAGGAGCGCCTGGTCGGACACTTGGCAGCATCCGATCTCGGTCTCTTCGTCATCAAGTGGGCCTATGATCCGTTCATCACCTATGGCGTGACGGCAGCCCCGACCGAAAGCGCTGAAGGCCGCTTCGAATTCCGTGCCTCGCTTGTCGAGCCGCTGCTCAGGAAGCTGGCGTCCCGCGAACTGACCGGCATGGCGGCTGAGCGCGAGATCGGCGAAGTCATGCAGGTGCTCAACAAGGACGGCGCCCGTCTGCTCTTCCTGATCCTGTCGAAGGATCTGAAGTGCGGCATTGCCGAGTCCACGATCAACTCTGCAGCACCCGGCACGATCCCGACCTTTGCTGTCCAGCGCGCCATCCCCTATGAGCCGAAGCGCCTCAAGTCCGGCAAGACCTACAAGGCAGAGTTCAAGCTCGATGGCAATCGCAACACCTTCCTGGCGAAGGATGGCAATGGTGGTTTCTTCACTCGCTCGGGCAAGCGTGTGCCGGCGCTCGACTTTCTGGTGCCGTCAGTCATCAAGGCTGCAGCCTACGCAGCCCAGGCGGGCTCAGATGCGCTGAAGAAGGTGCTGATCGGCGATCGCCCCGGTAGTATCTCGAGCCTCAACTTCATGCTCGACGGCGAAGCGATGATGGGTCTGTTCGAAGATACCGGCGCTCTGCGCCGCAAGGATACCGACGCGATCGGCGCCGAGCTCCATCTCTACGACTTCATGGACTTTCACGATTTCGACGCTCCCGGCGCTGTCGGCGATCCGCTCGCAGCGCGGCGACTTCTGCTCTCCGAGTTCGTTCAGCTCGCCAAGAAGGCTCTCGCGGACACGCCGTCTCCGAACACGATCCAGATCGTTCCGCAGTTCTTCGTCAACAATGACGACGAGGTCCAGCAGCTCTTCCAGCGCGCCCGCAGCATGACGCTTGCTGCCTACCTGGCCCGCGGTGACGCCGAAAAGGAAGCGGCCCTGCTCAAGACCACGATCGACAAGGCGACCGGCAAGCCGAAGGTGCTGGAAGGCATCGTCATCAAGGACATGGACGCGCTTTACGAAAAGCGCAAGTCTGCCGCCTGGATGAAGCTGAAGAACGAGGAGACCAAGGATCTGCGCGTCACTGGCGCCTATCCGGGCGAGCCCCACACCAAGTATGAAAATGCGATGGGTGGCGCGAACGTCGACCATGAAGGCGTGACCGTCAACGTCGGCGGTGGCTGGTCGGACGCGGAGCGCGAGGCACTCTGGGCGATGTATCAGCGCGATCTCGCCCGCGTTGCCGGCTACGATAGCGTGGACCTCACGCCGAGCGATTACAAGAGCCTGGGCTGTGAGCTTCTCGGCCGGCTGATCGAGGTCGAATACATGGAAGTCACGCCCGACGGCTCGCTCCGCCACCCGCGCTTCGTTCGCTTCCGCGACGACAAGGACGGCGAAGTCGACAACATGGGTCTCGCAGCATGAAGTTCTATATCCCCGAAATTGGAGACCAGATCCGTCTGGTCTCTGACTGGAGTTTTCAGCTCTACAGCGAATACCGCAATCGCAAGCTCTGGGATATGGCGAAGGCCGACAAGCATCCCGACATTGCGCAGTGGGAAAAGGAGCGCGACTTTCAGCACTCCGAGTTGGAGCGGCTTAAGAGTTACCAGGTCATCAAGCATGTTCAGGAGCGCAATTGGCGTCATGGCTATGGCTACATGCGCGACTCTGCGAACCCCGAGTTCGTCACTGTCGAGCGCAAGGTTTGGAAGAATCCTGATCACGAGAAGGAATACGAGGAGATCCGCTCCAATCTTTGGAAGAACAACACCCCGCGCGTGCCGTTCTCCCTGCCCGCAGGCTCGCTCATGTCGGTCGACCGGATTTATATCCGCAAGGGCGTCAGCGAATATTCCTCGATCACCTTTTACCTGAAGGAATCGACCTGGAAGCCGTTCGCGGCCAAGAAGAAGGGCGCAATGCGGTTCTGGGCGAAGCTCGCCGATGTCAACACCATCGAGTTCGAGCATGTCGCGCGCTGAACTGACCGATGAGGCCGTGGTGAGGGTCAAGAAGGCCCTCATCGACGCGCAGTCCGACAATCCCCGAGTGCGTCAGGCCGCCATGCTCGAGGTCAAGAAGCTGACCGTTCTCTACGGATCTGACGCGCTTTCCGGAGTGGAAGACGTTCTTGCCGAGGAAGCTTACGAGCGCGGACAAGAAGAAGCCTGGGCGATGGGCGGCCCTGGTGTCGTCTGGGACTAGCGCCGCATTCGTTGGATCTCCCCGTCGAGCGTCACACGGCCCTCCTTGATTAAGCGGCACATGACGCGATAGTATCCGCCGAAGTTCTTGATACTTTCAGATCCACTTGGCGTCCCGGCCTGCATCTGAAGGACAAGAACGAGGGTCGCTGCCGCTGGTAGCGGCCCAATTTCACGTCTGGCCTCCTCCCAGGCCGACGACGAAACCCCGAGCTGACCGCGCCACCGCGCTGCCACGCTGATCAGCTCCATATCCGAGCGAATTTCACCCAGGAATTCCATCGCATCAGGGCAGGCGGCAATCAGGTCGCGCAGATTGGCCCTCGGCTTCGCCTCCTCAACATTCTCATTGCCGTTGTTACAAGGATTCTCAGGGGCATATTTGTTGTTGTCTTTGTGACGGTCGTTATTGCCGCCAGAGGCGGAATAATATCTTGCCTCAGCCTCGATCCTGAGCTGCTCCCAGGCGTTCAGCGGGCCGTCCGTCGATCCCTTTGACGACCGGCGCGGCGTGACTCTCACGAGCTCGACAGCGCGGGCTACGAGATCGCGGGTGTCTACTTCCGGAAACTGCTCTGCAAGCGTCCTGAGCGCTTCCTGGGCCGATCTGCGCGCGATCGTCATTGCATCGTGGGCAGCCAGGCGCAACCGCTCCTGTTCTTTCTGCTCGGTGACGATATCCGTAAACTCAGACAGCCGGTTGAGGAGAGGGGAGAGATCGAAGCCATAAGCCTCGACGACCACGCCCGCGGCATTCTGGCGGGAATACCTTTTGCCATTCGGACTGTCGTGGGCCGCAATGACGCCGAGCTCGAGGAGCCGCGCCAGTGCAAACCGGATCGTCCGCTCCGATATTTGGGTGCGCTCCTCGAGGAAACGGTTGGACGGCCAGACCATCATTCGGCCGGCGATCAGCTTGCCGCCATAGACGCCGACCAGGTGCTCCAGCACATAGCGGCAGGCGGTGGGAAGGCGTAACGCTCGCATGGCGAGCCTGGACGCCTCGAACAGGTCATTCTTGTCGCTGGTATACGGCTCAGCCGCCCGTGGAATCACAGGCTTGAGCGCGCGCCAGCCGGACGACTGCGCAGACATGGTATCCCTCTTGTCCGAGGGCAAAGCTTCGCCATTCACCTCAAGAGAAGTGTTGACAAATCAGCGCTGATTCGGGATAACCATCTTGCAACGAGGCGATCCGAAGTCGCTGAGATTTACAAAGGCTCCTGATTTGGCGATCAGGGGCCTTTTGCTTTGCCGCGTTTAGTTTCCTTCAAATACTGCGACCGCGTGCGCGATCAGATCCGAACGGTTCTTGTATTTCCCGGTTGAAACCAGGGCATCGAGCTTTTCTTGCAATATCCGGTCGAGCCAAACCGTCACCTGGCTCTCACCGGCGGCCTCGCGCTTCTTCCGATAGGTAGCTGCGCGACGTGCATTTCCGTTTTCTTCAACATTCATGGGCTAGAGACTCACTCCGAACCAAATCACGTTACCAGTGATGGCACGATTCGGCTTACGGTTAAACCCTCACTCAAATCTTAACGCTAAAGTTACACTGGTTAACAAATTCCCGCAGAAGTCGCATAAGCTCGATTATGGAACAATCGGAGTCTAATGTAGCCATTACGGATGATAGCGTGTAGCCCTTTAGGAGCACGCGTTTCAATCTGAGGCACTCCTGAAAATAATAATATATACAAACTGTTGCGTTCGCAAAAATAAGTATGTGTTGACTTATTTTTTAAGCGGGGTTACGAGTCGCCTCGCTCAATCCCAAGAAAGACGCGCTATAAAGCAAACAACTGCTTAAAACAAAATATGCGAGCTAATCGAAGGGGCGTAACATGCATATGGAAACAAACGAAGACAGAAGGTTCACAGTGGCACCTGCAGACACCAAATCCAAGAAACTTGGTCGCAAGAATGTGACTGAACTGTCGCGGCTGGCTATCCTGCTGGAGAAGCACACTGCAAGCAGCGGGAAAACACAGCGTCAGATAGCCGACGCAGTCGGTTTCAATAACCAGAACATGATCACCATGATCAAACAAGGTGATGCGAAGTTGCCGCTCGATCGCGTTCCGGCTATGGCCCACGTGCTCGGCGTTGATCCGCTGATGCTGTTCAACATGGCAATTGAGCAGTTCTACACACCAGACGCGGTTAAAGCTCTTCAGGACATTATTCCACCAGCACTGTCGGTCGCCGAGCGGGCGCTGATAGACGTGGTGCGTGAAGCCGGCAAGAAGGGCAAGCAACTGACTGCCGAACGTATCGACAAAATCCGCGAGCTCCTCGAGGGCTAGGAGCTCGCTCACGAATTACGCCTCGGCGTTTTGGATCCCGCTATATGACGTGGCGGGGTTTATTTTTGTCCAGCGACTTAAATAAGCGCTTACTCAACAGGGAAAGAAATACAATGACCGGCAGCAACAATTCTCTCCGCAATATCATGGTATCGTTTGAAGCAGCCTACGAGGCAGCGGCTCTCCTTGAAGACAAGCAGGTTCTCGAGCTGGAAGGCGTGACTGTCTATTCTGGCAAGCACCCGGAACACGGCAATGTCCACATTACGATCCCGGCGATCGGCGACGGGTTGTTGCTTCTCCCTTTTGCTCTCCACGCATTTTAAGCTTAAAAATAAATAAATAGATACTTATGTCAGGAGAGAGTGAATGAACCGCGACATTATCGAGCTGCGTGAAGTCGTCCAGAAGCTCGTGCCGCTCCTTGCCGGCAAGGGCTTGGTCGTAACGCAGCGCGGCAGCCAGGCTTATGTCTCCACCAATCCGAAGACGCGCAAGCCGGAGCGGGTCAACATTCCGAACATCTCCGACAACGCCACTCAGGAGTTCATCGAGGCAATCCAGGGCTTTATCGACCATGAGGTCGGTCACGTCCTGCACACCGATTGGGACTATTACGGTCGCGCACCAAGCGCGGCCGAACTGCGCAAGACCTCGGTCCAGCAGTTTCTCAACACCCACAACATTGTGGAAGACGTGATGATTGAGCGGGAAATGGGCAAGACGTTCCCCGGCTCCAAGAAGAACATCTCGCGGACGCGCAAATACTTCCTCGCCAAGATCACCGATCCGGCTGTCAAGGCGGCTGCGGATGAGCGTGAAGCCTTCATCTACCTCTGCGTTCCGACCATGCGCGCGCTCGGCGGGCATGAAGAGATGCAGGAATACATGGACGCAGGCGGCTACTGGTCGAACAAGTATGTCAAGGAAGTGGTCGACAAGCTGAAGCCCGAGACCATCGAGCTTCTCAAGACCTGCTCGCACACCAAGGAAACCTTGGCGATCGCTGAAGAGCTGCACCTGATCCTCTATCCGCCTCCGCCGCCCGCGCCGATGCCGATGACGCCGCCACCGACGCATGTGCCTGATGAGGACGAAGAGGAAGATACGCCTCCGCCGTCGAAGTCGTCCAGCTCGACGCCGTCCAAGCCCAAGGATCCTGAACCCGAAGAGGATGAAGACGATGAGCCGACTACGGCGGGTAGCGACCCGAGCGCAGGTGACGGAGAAGAGAACGAAGACGAAGATGTTCCTGGCGCGCCTTCCACCATCGAGCCGGAGGCAGATGCAGACGGCGACGATGATGAGGAGATTCCCGATACCGCCGGCGAGGACGATGGTGACGACACTGATGCCGATGATGGCGGTGCCGACGGCGCTGGTGATGATGACGATGAACCTGCAGGTGCAGGCGAGGAAGACGAAGATATTCCGGACGATGACGGTGGTTTTGAAAGCACCGCTTCCTCAGGCATCGTTTCGCATGGTCTGGATGACGACCGTGAGGACGAAGATGATGACGCCGCTGGTAGTGGTGGCGACGGAGCCGATGAGTCTGGCGACGATGACGATGGAGAGGAAGGACCGACGGGTAAGTCGGGTTTCCGCACCGAAGGTGCTGAAGGTGGTGGCGTAGGCTCGGTCGATACCGAGCGCAACGAGAACCCTGGCGGTGGCGGCGGTGGTGTTGGCAACGAAGCCGGAAAGCCGATCTTCGATTTCGAGGAGGATGCATTCGACAAGGCCGACATGTCGAGCCAGATCGGCATTCTGATCTCGGACGAAGCCGTCATGGCGATGGATCCGGGCCAGTATCTCGTCTTCAGCCGCGAGATGGACCGCATCGAGCCGATCGAGCCGCCGGAGCGCATGAATGAGCAGTGGGTGCCGGAAATGGAGAACCGGGTCCGTCAGATGACGGCGAAGATGCGCAAGGACATCGAGCGTATCATGGCGTCGGATAGCTATGTGATCCGCACGCCTGGTCACAAGCGCGGCAAGCTGCACTCCCCTTCCCTGTTCCGCGTTCTCCAGGGCGATCCGCGTGTCTTCTCGGTTCGCGAGGAGCACAAGTCCAAGGACACGGCCGTCATGCTGCTCGCCGACAACTCCGGCTCCATGCATGGTGAAAAGTGCGAGCTTGCCATGATCGCGAGTTACGCGCTCGCAGCCACCTTGGAAGCGGTCAAGATCCCGTATGAAGTGCTCGGCTTCACCTCCGGCGACTTCTACGATCTGCCGATCTCCATGCGCGAAGCGATCGAGAAGGATATCGCCGCATCCGAGATCCAGTATGATCGTGTCGAGCCGATCATGATTCCGATCTATAAGTCGTTCGCCGAGCGGCTGGATGCGACGGTCAAGAAGCGGTTTGCCTATGTGATGAACGCCCAGAACGGTCTGCAGGGCAACATCGACGGCGAATCCCTCGAGTATGCGGCAGAGCGCCTGCTGAAGCGTCAGGAAAAGCGCAAGGTGATGATGGTGCTGTCCGATGGGCAGCCGGCCGGCTCGCACAAGAGCGGCCCTCACCTGTCCTACGTGACGCGCCAGCTCGAAAAGATGGGCATCGAATGCATTGGTATCGGCATCCTCGATAGCTCGGTGAAGAAGTATTATCCGAAGTGGACGGTCCTCAAGGACGTCAACGACCTGCCGAACCAGGTCATGAAGGAGATCCAGGCGATCCTGCGTTGAATCGCCTGATTTTATCCCCGAAAATAAGTAAACACCTACTTATTTTCCATCTTGCGTCCCAAGTGAGAAGTAAGTAAACACGTATTTATAGCGCAACGCGAAAGCGCTTAAAGATCAGAGGGAATTCAATGAGCGAAGCAGCTGAAATGGCCGTCGCATCCGCGACGGACAACAGGATCGTCTGTCAGATCGACAATGTTCGCGTCCACTTCATCCAGACGCACATCACCAAAAACCATCCCGACTGGACCATCGAGCGCTATCAGGCAGAGTTTCCTGGCGCGCCGCTGATGTCCGAGCACGGCAAGTTCCTCTACGAGCGCGAGAAGGCAAGGAAAGCGGCTGCCGCAAAGACGGCCGAGGCTTCCACGCCCGCGCTTCCGGTTACGACCGCAGCAGCGTCGGCTCCGGCTGTCACCGCAGGCTATATCGGCGGCACGAAGTTCACGACCCGCAAGGTTCCGATGTTCGAGCTGTTCGAGCTCGGCGTCACGCCGCCGCCTGCAGCGCTCAACAAGAAGGGCGCACCGATCGCAGTCGACGTGTTCTCCGGTCACGACGCCGAAAGCCTCAACTACGTGCCCGAGATCGATGACCGCTATGTGTGGAATATCGACCTTCTGAAGAAGGTCATCACCGGCCTGGCGCTCAACAAGAACGTCCTGCTCTGGGGCTATCACGGCACCGGCAAGACGTCGGTCATCAAGCAGATTTGCGCACGCACCAAGCGTCCGTTCATCCGCAAGCAGCACACCATCAACATGCAGGAGTCCGATGTCCTGGGACAGTGGACGGTCAAGGATGGCAACACTGTCTTTCAGCTTGGTCCGCTGGCGATGGCGATGATCCACGGCTGGGTCTATTGCGCCGACGAATACGACTTCGCAATGCCGTCGGTGCTGGCAGTCTATCAGCCGGTCATGGAAGGCGAGTCGCTGATGATCGCCGACGCGCCGCCCGAGTTCCGCAAGATCACGCCGCATCCGGACTTCCGCTTCGTCGCAACCGGCAACACCAACGGCACCGGCGATGAAAGCGGTCTTTACCAGGGCACGATGATCCAGAACTCGGCCAACTATTCGCGCTTCGGCATCACCGTCGAGGTCGAATATATGGACGCTGCGATCGAGGAGCAGATCCTCATCAGCCAGACGAAGGTCGACAAGATCTCCGCCGGCAAGATCGTCAAGCTCGCCAACAAGATCCGCGACATGTTCAAGGAAGGCAAGATCTCCACGACGATCTCGCCGCGTGAAATGATCACGGCCTGCCAGCTCGGCATCGCTTACGGCGCCGAATGGAAGCTCGGCATGGAGCTCGCTTTCTCGAACCGTCTGTCGCGCGTCGATAAGAAGGTGTTGGAAGAATACATGGGACGGGCATTCTGATGCAGCAGATCCAGTATCGCAACTACCAGGACTCTGTGAAGCAGATCCATTCCTTCGCCGTCAAGGTTTTGCGCCGCCTGCACGGGCTCGGCGCAAAGACGCACTCGCTGGACGATGTGAAGCAGGAGCTCGCGATCGCCTGGTGCAAGGCCTGCGAAGCCTACCGTCCGGAAGGCGGCGCGTCGTTCGAGACGTTCCTCACCAACGGCATGCGCCTGCACATCAACCGCTACATCGAAAAGAATTTCGAGCGGTTCCATGACGAGACGATCGCCCTTTCGCTGGAAGGCGGCAGCCGCTCCGACGAGTCCGGCGGCGCAAACATTTCCGGCTCCCTGAGTGAGGTCGTTGCAGATACGGCGCCGCTGCAGAACGTCGAGGTCGAAAACGAAAACTGCTTTGCCTACGCGCTGACCAGGCTGTCGCCGCGTGCTGCGCAGTTCGTCACGATCCTCAAGGATCAGCCGAAGGAGCTCATCGAAGAGGTCCGTCGCCTGGAGGACAAGTCCGAATACGCCAGGGAGCGCGGCATCACTTATGCCACCGCGCACCGTCTCACCACGCCCATGATCTTCGATTTCATGGGCGCCTCGCGCAATGAGCGCAAGCAGATCATGGACGAGGTCCAGCAGATCGGCGCGCTCATCCAGAACCAGGTTGCAGCATGACCACCATTCCTCCGTTCTCTCCCGGCTGCTTTGGCTCCGCACTCGCGTTCAAGAAGGGCGACGTAGCCTGTGGTGGCTGCAAGTTCGCCGAGCAGTGCGAGCCGGCCCATCTGGCGGCTAAGAAGGCGCTCAGGGAGCGTTTCAACGTCCAGACGACTGCGGAGGCCAGTGCCGAGAAGAAGGCCGCCAGAGCCACGCCGGCCGATCCCACCGCGCTCACCCTGCCCAAGAAGACGCAGGAGCTTATCGCGCGTCTCGACAAGGGCAACTACGACATCGTGGGTTCTCTCCAGCGTGGGGAGAACCCTTTCGGGGCAGCTATCCCGTTCATGAAGCTCGCCTGCCATCTTCTGCTTCGCCTGCAGCAGCCTTTCTCCACGAAGGGTCTCTCCACGGCCTATGCAACGAAGTTCGGCTGGCAGCAGGGCACGGCTGACGCGCACGCCCGGATGGCTGTCCAGGCGCTCACTCATATCGGAGCCGTCCGCAACAATGACGGCATGATCTCTATTCGCAGGGGCTAAAATGCACTCGATCCTCGCAGCGCGCACCGATTTCTCGGTCGGCGAAAGCATTCTCACGACCGAATTCCTGATCAAGAACGCTGTCGAGGCAGGCGCCAAGGCTGTCGCGATGACCGACACCATGAGCGTGACCGGCATGATCGACTTCACGAACCGCGCCAAGAAGGCCGAGTTGAAGCCGGTCATCGGATGCCGGCTGTGCCTGACCGACGCACCGGAATGGCGTCCTGACACGGGTCAGAAGAAGAAGGACATGCCGCGCTACTATTACCTGACGGTCTACGCGCTGACCGAGGCAGGCATGAAGGCGATCTTCCGGCTGCTGACGCTCGCCAATTCCGAAAAGCGCTTCTACTATGAGGCTAAGCTTGGCTTTGATGACCTTTACGATGAGCTCCGTGCGATTGGACCTGACCAGCTTGCAGTGGTCCTTGGTGACGCGCATTCGGTTCTCGAGCATCCGGACGCCGAGAACATCGTCGTTACGATCGGCGGCTTCTGCCGTCACGCATATGCGCCGCTGGTCCCGGTCGACACGCCCTATTACGGGCGTCTCAACGAGCTGGCGCTGAATGCAATCGGCACCGGCTATGTGCAGCCGATCGTCGTTCGTCCCGCCTTCTACGGCCAGGGCGAGGCAGACGCGCAGGAGATCATGACGGCCGTTACCGACAACCACAAGATCACCGATGGCTGGTTTAAGTCGCGGCACAATCGCGACATGCATGTTATGGGCACGCCCGAACTGGTTGGGGAAATGAAGAAGGCGATCGCGCACCTCGGCAAGCGCGGTCTCGATGTCAGCACGGTCACGGCGAAGTTCAAGGAAGGCTTGCTCAACACCGGCGTCCTGGTCGACGCCGTCGAATACGAATGGAAGAAGGCCGACGTCTCCTTGCCGATCATGTCCGACAACGAGTTCGGCGCGGTCATCGATGAATGCAAGAAGGGCTGGAAGATCCGGTTCGAGCAGGTGATCTTCGGCCATCGGCCTTCGCAGGAAGACCTGATCAACATCTACAAGCCGCGTCTGGCCTACGAGCTCGAGACCCTCAAGCGCTTGAACTTCTCCGGCTACTTCCTGCTCGTGCAGGACGTCGTCCAGTTCGCCAAGTCGTCGGGTATCATGGTCGGACCTGGTCGTGGATCCGTGGGCGGATCCCTTGTCGCTTATCTGATGGGGATTACCGACTGCGATCCGATCCGCTTCGGACTGCTTTTCGAGCGCTTCATCAACCCCGAACGTATCGACTTGCCCGACGCCGACCTGGATTTCATGTCGACGCGCCGGCACGAGGTTTTCGAATACCTGACCAAGAAGTATGGCGAAGCCCGCACGGCTGGCGTCAACAACTTCGGCACGCTCGCGGCCGCTTCCGCCATGCGCGACGTCGGTCGCGTGACAGGGATCCCGGAGAAGGACTATTCCGTCTCCAAGTTCGTTCCCAAGCTGCACGGCGCCAACGTGCCGCTGCCGGAATGCCGCGTCCAGGTGCCTGAGATCGACACCTTTGCGAACAACTATCCGGAGTTCTGGCCGATTATGACCAGGCTCGAGGGCACGATCCGCAACTTCGGCCAGCATGCCGGCGGCTTCATCGTCGGTGGCGTGGATCTGACTGATCGCGCCGTGGTCGAGCGCCGCAAGGAAGGCAACGTCGTCTGCTGGGACAAGCGCATCGTTGAAGATCAGGGCTTGGTCAAGATGGATATTCTGGGTCTCGTGACCCTCGACCTCATCAAGCTTACCCTGGACTACGTGAAGGAACGGACGGGCAAGCGCGTCGATATCATGAGCATTCCCCTCGATGATCCCGAGGTGCTCGAGAACTTCGCCAAGGCCAACACGACGGCGATCTTCCAGTTCGAGTCCGGCGGTATGCGCCGGCTGCTGAAGGATCTCGGCGCCGATGGCACCATCACCTTTGACGACATCACGGCTGCCACCGCTCTCTACCGCCCCGGCCCGATGGAGTCCGGGATGATGGATTCGTTCGCCAAGCGTAAGCAGGGCTACGAGCCGGTCGAATATGATCATCCGCTGATGGAAGACGTGCTGAAGGAAACCTTCGGCGTCATCGTCTACCAGGAGCAGGTCATGAAGATCTCCCAGGTGATCGCCGGCTACTCGGGTGCTGCAGCTGACAAGCTCCGCAAGATCATGGGCAAGAAGCTGCCTGAGGAGATGAAGAAGGAGCGCCAGAAGTTCGTGGACGGCTGTGTCGAGACGATCGGCTGCGCGGAAGAATGGGCAGGGCATCTCTTCGACAAGATCGAAGGCTTCGCTGGCTACGGCTTCAACAAGAGCCACTCGGTCGAATACACCCTCCTCTCCTACCAGTCGATGTATCTCAAGGTCCACTACGGCGTCGAGTTCTACGCCGCGGCGCTGACCGTGCTGAAGGAAGAAAAGCTGCCTGGCATCATCCGCGACGCAAAGCAGATGGGTATCGACGTCGGCTTCCCGGACATCAACATCTCGACCGACAAGTTTGAGATCGCGACCGACGTGCGCCTGGTCATGCCGTTTCAGCGCATCAAGGGTATTTCCGAGCGCGCAACGACCGCGATCCTCGCAGCGCGCCAGGCTGGCCCGTTCAAGGACAAGGCAGACTTCATCGGCCGCGTCGAGCGGCGGGTCTGCAACATCAAGGTTCAGGGTGCGCTCGATGCTGTCGGCGCGTTCGCACGCATCGAACCCGGTCAGTTGCCGGCCAACGATCCGAGCCGCATCAAGGACCAGATTGAGCTCCTGCCTGGTCTGGTCGCCGCCCACGTTCCGGTTGATCGCGAGATGTATACCGACAAGGAGACCAAGGAGGCGATCGGCGAGCTGGTGGCGACCTACCGCGCCAATCATGGGCCTGGATCTTCGGCGGTCGACGGAATGCCGATCAAGCCTTCGTTCGGCCGCTCGGCTGACTTTATGTTGATCCAGGACGCGCCAAACGGCGAAGATGATGGCAACGGCATGATGGGTCATGGCAAGGCGATCATTCCGATCATCGAAGCGATGGACCAGGTCGGGCTCGCACGTGAGAACGCCTATTGGACGGCGCTCATTAAGCGGCCGAAGCGAGGCAAGCAGGTCTCGCCGGAAGAGATCGCGACCTACTGGCCCTATCTCGAACAGGAGATCGATATTCTCAAGCCGTCGATCATCGTCCTGATGGGCTCGCAGACGGTTCGCCACTTCATGCCCGACTTCAAGGGCAAGGCGTCCGACATGGCCGGCAAGGTGGTCTACTCCAAGACCTACGACGCCAATTTTGTGATCGGCTTCGCACCCGGTGAAATCTATCACGATCCGGACAAGCAGATGAACATGAACGAAGTCCTCGGCTCGGTCGCGGATCTGCTCGCATGAGCATCCCGCACCTACGATGACAATGACGAATACGGGCAGTTTTAAGGAGCACACAATGACGAACCCGACTACCGCGGATCCCGCGAATACCCCGCAGACCGTCTTCCAGGTCCGCGATTTTATCGATGCTCACCAGCTGAAGCGCGACCTCGCCTTCTCCAACAATGATCTGACCTCGGCGATGATGGAACAGGCGTCGATGTTCTCCTATTACGGCGTGCTGGCGGCGGATGCCTCCAAGCAGGTCGATGTGGTGAAGATGCTGCTCGAAAACACGGAAGCGGCTGTCTACCAGCTGGAGCGCGCCGCGGCGAACCAGGCGGCGGCAGAAGCGGCCGCCACCAAGACGCCGATCGAGAAGGTCACGGAAACGATGCTGGAAAAGCGTGTCGCCCGTCACCCGCGTGTCATCGCCATGAAGAAGGCGCTCAACGATGCCAAGCGCATCGAGGCGACCGGAAAGATCGCCGTGGAGTCATTCCGGCATCGCCGCGACATGCTTGTCCAGATGGGCCTGATCTCGCGCGAGGAGCTCAAGGGTGAGCTGCGCATCGGCGAAAAGAACGCCCGTGAGGAAGCTGCCGGCGCCCAGCGTGATCGCGCGCTCGCCGCCCTTGGACGTCGCCAGGCTGGCGGATCCGATACCGAATAAAAATGTGCAATCCCGCATATTTTGGGCTATAAAGTAAGTAAGCAGTTACTTAGTAGTGTGAAACGTCCTGAGAGGGTAAATTCATGGACAAGATCATCGCATACCTCCGCAAGGTTCTGGGCCTCGAACTGACGATCGACCGCGTTGTCGCCCGCCAGTCCAAGGTTGTTCGCGACCTCGACAAGCTCGAAACCCTGCACAATGACAAGGCCGACAAGGCTGAAGCAAAGGCCGCCAAGGCCAGCGCGAAGGCAGAAGCCGCTCGCCTGGAAGCAGCCGACGCCGCTGAGCTCTCCACCAACTGGAAGAATTCTGGACTGGTTCGTCCGCTCCGGAACAACGCGGCTTAATCAGCCGCAAGAAAAGTGAGCGATCCCATGATCGGGATCGCTATACATGAATAGCTCACATACTGAAATACTAAAATCAGTATTTACAGTCAGGGCAGCACAAAGACTAAAGCACAAAGCAGAAAGGCACTAAGCAATGGCTCTCAATCCCGCAATCCGCAAGATGGTCTCCACCGCCAAGGCAAAGTATGCCGGTAACACCGGCAACGCCGCCAAGCCGAAGGAAGGCCGCAACGTCTACCGCATTCTGGCACCGACCGCCGCTCAGGCTCCCTGGGTAGGTGATAGCGGCCAGTTCTGGGCAGACCTCGGCGTCCACTGGATCAAGCCTGGTAAGAACGACAAGCCGGTGGCTGTCGTTGGTGACTGCGACACTGTTTATCAGCAGCCGTCGGTCATCAATACCGCGATCGAAATGGCGATCAACGCCGCCTATGACGAAGACTCCAAGAAGCTCTACGAAGAGTGGAAGGCCCGCAAGTCGGTGCTCATCAACGTCATCAATCGCGAGAAGGACGAAGCAGAAGTCCTCGAACTGACCCCGACCACGTTTGGCAAGGTGCTTGACCTCATCACGCTTTATGCGGATGCCGGCCAGGACATCACCGACCCGAACGATGGTGCTGACATCGTCATCACCCGCACGGGCAAGGGTCTCAACACCAACTACGACGTGGCGATCGCTCCGGTCATCCCGACGGCACCTTTCAAGAAGGTTCCGGCCGATATGCTGACGCGCTCGACCGACCTCCACCAGTTCATCGCATCGAACTTCTTCCGCGGTGAAGAGCAGAAGGCCCTCAACTTCATCGCGTCCATCGCTGGTGTTGCTGTGCCGCGTCTGGGTGGTCCGGCTGGTGCCGCTGCTGGCGTGAAGACGCCGACGGCCGCTCTGACCAGCTCGGCTGCGTCTGTGGAAGGTGCGAAGGTAGAGGATAACTCCGCCGCTGAAGCCGAAGCTGCTGCCGCAGCCGCCGCTGAAGCTCGCCTGGCGGCTGCCCGCAAGGCTGCTGCCGAGAAGGCTGCAACTGAAGCCGCCGCTGCCGCTGCCTCCGCAGCTCCGGCTGTCGATCCTGTCGCTGCAAAGCGCGCCGAAGTCCTCGCCCGCCAGAAGGCCGCCGAGGAAGAACTCGCCGCACTTGAAGCTGCCGAAGCGGCTGCCGCTGCTCCGGAAGTCGATGCTGCATCTGCAGCGCCCTCGACCGGGATCTCCTCGCTGCCTGCTTCCGAGCAGGACGCGATCCTCGCTGAGCTTGATAACCTCATGTGATCTGCCGATCGCGGTCCCTCCCGCGATTTGGTCGAGACCTCAGAAGTCGCGTTCTGAGGTCTCTTTATCGGCACTTGCGTTGGTCTCTCACCTCCATCGCAAGTGCCTCTCTATCTGATTTGAGGCTTCCATGTCAAAGAACTACCTCCTGATCGACGGTAATAGCCTCGGTCACTATTACAACAATGGCGCCAAGCTGCACGTTGGCGAGACCCAGGTTCAAGCCATCTACGGCTTCCTGCGCGGTTTCCGGCAGCAGGTCGCGCTCTATCAGACCTATTCCCCAATCGTCCTGTGGGACGGCGTCTCGTGGCGCAAGCTGATGTTCCCGACTTACAAGGAGATCCGCGACCGCGAGGAAACCAAGGCTGAGATCAAGCTTAAGGAAACGAAGGACGCCTACAAGAAGCAGGCGCCGTATATCCGCAAGGCTCTCGGCTTCCTCGGCATTCCGCAGGTCTCGGCGACGAACATGGAGGCGGACGATCTCGGCGCGATCCTGGTCGACCGCTATTCAGCCCAGGGCGGCAAGATCGTCATGATCACCGGCGACAAGGACTGGCTGCAGCTGGTTGGCCCGAACGTCGTCTGGAAGGATCCGATCCAGGACCGCCTGGTCAACCTGACCAAGATGAACAAGGAAGGCACTCGGACGATGTTCGAGGATCTGACCGGCGTCGATGACGTCAAGAAGTTTGTCGAGGTCAAGGCGCTGTGTGGCGACACTGGCGATAGCGTGCCCGGCGTCGGCGGTGTCGGCCAGAAGGGCGCGGTTGAATTCATCAACCAGTATGGCTCCTTCGCCAACTTCCTGAACATGGCGATCCTCGAGAAGTCGATCGACCTGAAGAAGCTTCCCAAGAAGCTTCGCAACCTCGTGGAAGATGAGGAAAAGGGAATCATCTTCAAGCGCAACATCGACCTGATGGATCTGCGCACGCCGGTTCGGCCGGCACCCCTCAACCTGGTCGTGGACAAGGGCAACCCGTCCTACGAGAAGTTCCACCAGTTCTGCGAACTCCTCCTCTTCAAGTCCATCACCCAAGAGCTTGCGGATTGGCTCCGCGTGTTCCCCGCTTTCCGCGAACTCGAAACCATCGGCGAGTCCCTCGCCGCGTAAAGGAGACTATATGAGCAGCGCAGCAGATATCATGAAGGCGCTTGTCGGCGTCATCGGCGACAACGACGAAGAGGCAACGGTTAAGGACTGGCTCGATAGCGGCTTCCCGCCGTTGAACAACGCCTCGAGCGCCGACTGGAATGGCGCGATCCCTGTCGGTCGCGTGATTGAAGTCGCCGGCCCGCCGTCTGCCGGCAAGACCGCGATCGCCACCAATGCCGGTGCCATGGCGCAGGCGATGGGCGGCGTGTTCGGCTTCATGGACCATGAACGGTCGTTCTCGTTCCATCTGGCAGAAAAGCTCGGCGTAGATACGACGCCTGGCCGATTTATCTACAAGAAGCCGAGGACGTTCGAAGAGTCCGTCGCTATCTTCCACCTGACGGTCAAGACGATCCGTGAAAAGAAGCTGATCGCTCCGGACGCGCCGATTGTGTGGGTCTTCGACAGTCTCGCCGCGATGGTGCCGCAGTCGATCCTGACCGACAGCAAGGGCAAGGAGCGTGAAGCAACCGATCGCAACATGAACGACAACACGGCGCTTGCCCGCGCGACGTCGGCCCACTTCCCGGCTATCGCCATGATCGCCGAGGAATATAACGTCGCGGTCATCTTCTTGAACCAGATCCGCACCAAGATCGGCGTCATGTTCGGCGACCCGCGCAAGACCACCGGAGGCGATAGCCCTGCCTTCTACTTCTCCCAGCGCCTCTGGCTCTCGGCGTCGAAGATCAACGACAAGAAGACGGGCGAGACGATCGGCATGGAAGTCACCGGCACCTACGTTAAGAATAAGTGTGCCCGTCCGTTCGCCAAGGCGAAGTGGCGCTTCATGTTCCAGGCTGACGGCACTGGTCGTTTCGACGCCGAGCGCTCGACGGTCGAGTTCCTGAAGGAGCTCAAGCTGCTGACCGAGGCCAAGCGCTCCGGCTATTATGTCTTCGAAGGCAAGGAATACACGCTGGAGCAGCTCGCTCGCCACGTCGAGGCGGAAGGCCCCGCTGGCTTTGCCAAGCTGAAGGCGCTCCTGCCGTCCAAGTATGAGCCGCCGGTTACGGAAGAGTTTCCGATTGACGACGACCTGGCGGATGCTGCCTAGCGTTGAAATGTGTTACCAGATTGGCGGGGTTACGCCCGCCAATCAAAACAGGAGTAATTATGGAAATCGCTAATCTAGTAATCGCGAATGATACGTATGTCGGCTCGCCTGACCTGTATCGGAAGATCCAGCTCCCAACGAAGTATCTCTTCGCTGCATCTGACATGAATACCATTAATGAGTGTGCGCTCTCCCATCTCGGCAAGATGGCCTCCACAAATTTCAGCTTCCTCGGCGAAACCTGGGAAATTGAAAACCTCCTTGCTCACAACAAGGAGAGAGCTAAGGGCATCTTATTGCCCGAAGAGACGCAGTGGTTGAGGCTCTTGGAACGGGTGAAGCGCGATCTAGGGTCTATTAATATCGACTCTGCCATTGCCGAAGTTTCGCAAGAAGGAAAGGTTTTGATGCTTATTCGCATTGAGGCCAGCGAGGGAAATCGTCGCCGCGTAGTTAAACTCGGCGAACAGAGCGGCCCTATTGATACGGTCGCGCCGCATATCCTAATCGATGCGATTGAGGCGAAATTCTAATCCCGAAGCTGCATCCCGAGCCCGATTTGCTATAACTGAAACAGCAGACAACACAGATCGGGCTCGGACATGAAGGTAATATCAATCTCGCAGCCCTTCGCCACTCTCAAGGTGAAGGGCTTTAAGATTTTCGAAACACGCACCTGGCCTGCGCCGCAAGCCTATATCGGCAAGCCGATGGGCATTGCGTCCACCAAGACAGTCAAGCCTGTCGGTCATGAATACTACGCTGACGAACGCTTCCAGCACTATTACGTCAGGACTGGAATGCCGCCGCTCGAGGAACTGCCCAATGGCTTCCTGCTCGGGCATGGCATCCTCGATTCCGTCGAGCTCATGACTGAAGAATTCATGGATGACGTGTCGGAAGAGGAAAAGGCATACGGGTTCTGGCAGGAAGGCTTTTACGCCTGGCGCTTCACCAACATGGTTGAGCTGGAGCATCCGATCCCGATCCGCGGCGCCCAAGGTGTCTATGACTGGCACGGAGACCTCAATGCCCCGCGTGAAGAAGGTTCGACCCCTCCTCAAGGTGAAGAAGGGGCGCAGACATTACGGCAACATCTACGAGTTGTCTGACGGCACTGAAATCTACATTGCTCTCCGCTACGAGCACCACTTCTTCCGTGGCGGAGAGAAGACCCTCTCGGACGCAGCGCTCGCCGGCAAGCTCGAATGGGCGCTGGACGATGACACGCTCCGGATGCTGCGCAAGCGCGGTGTCGAAACGGTCGGTGTTCGGGTGAAGGACACCCGAGACCATTACATGACCAGCATCGAGAATTTCTTCAACCCGCTCATGGTGCGCTTCCATGACTATCGCTCCCGCGGTGGCGAGCTGCAGCGCTACCTAAACGTCCGGCATTTCCTCGTGAAATACGCCCCGATGAAGATTCGCTAACAACCGTCTGCATCCCACGTTCGCCTTCGCTATAACGAAATCATCAGTAAACACTTACTTAGCAGCGAGGCAGAATGAACTACGGCGTCGTCTCCGACATTCACGCGAATAACTGGAGCGTGTTCTCCTCGATCAACAGCGACGGCGTCAATTCGCGCCTTCGCATCATCCTCAATGAGCTGCTGCGCGCCGCTGATACGGTCCTGGCTGCAGGCGGCCGGACGTTGATCGTCGCCGGCGACATTCTGCATACCCGCGGCTCGATCGACCCGGAAGTGCTGAACCCGGTTCGCGACACCTTCAAGCAGATCCTCGCAATGGGCGTCAGCGTCCATGCGATCCCCGGCAATCACGATCTCAAGTCGAAGGATAGCCGCGAGCTGTCATCGGCGATCCAGAACCTCGAGGAGATCTCGCTCGAGGGCACTGAGTTCCGTGTCTTCAACCAGCCGACGACGATCGTGGTCGATGGGCAGCTGTTCGGCTTCATTCCCTGGCGCCACACGCGCGACGAGCTCCTCGCCGACCTGACGAACCTGTCGAAGAAGCCTGGCGCGGATCAGATGGATGTGTTCATCCACGCCGGCATCGATGGCGTGCTTTCCGGAATGCCGGCGCATGGCCTGACGGCAGACATGCTTGCGAGTTTCGGCTTCCGGAACGTCTTTGCCGGGCACTACCACAATCATTGCGCCTTCGGGAACGGCGTCTTCTCGATTGGCGCGACCACGCATCAGGTCTGGGGTGACGTCAATACCAGGGCGGGCTTCCTGATCGTCAACGATGGCGACGTGACCTGGCATGACACGATGGCGCCGAAGTTCGTTGACGTTTCGGCGATGGATGAGCTGGAGATGGAGGCTGAGTGCCTCAACAGCTACGTTCGCTTCCGTGGCCCGGCAATGCCGCAGTCAGCAATCACGGATCTCCGGAACGCCTTCAAGACCTGGGGCGCGCTTGGCACGTCCATCGAGGTTCCGAAGGCCGCTGCCGCCGTCCGTGCGACCGCGAGTCCCTCGACCAAGCGTTCGTTGGCGGAGTCCGTCGATGCCTATGTCACTGAGAGCAAGACGATCCCGGACCATGTTGACCGGGCGAAGGTTGCAGCGCGCGCCGCTGAAACGCTCAAGCTTTCCCAGGAAGTGTTCGAAGAAGCCTGACGCTTCCCAAGCGTTGACATGCGACTGTGTGTCAACGCTTTGAAATGAATGAGGAAATTATCATGCAGCTCGTGACCGTTCGTTTCACGACCAAGAAACTGTCGTCCGTTTTCGAGAACGACGTGAAGGTCCGCGACATTGTGGAAGAGGTTCCGCAGGTAATCGCCGGCATCCCACCATCGACGGCGCAGAGCTACCGGAAGTTCGGCAATTGGTCGATCGAGCCGTATGTGTCCGAGCCTGATCGAGGCTCTCGCCGCGGCCGTGCCAATCCCAAGGCTTTCGCCAAGAAGGTCATGCGTGAGCATCCGGACCTTATGGACCACCTGCACAAGGCAGAGCTGAAGGAGGCGGCTGCGTCCGGCGACCTATCCGCAGCGATCAACGCAGGGCTAATCGATGGCTAAGGACTGGCGCGCACGCGATGAACGGCGCCGGCTGGCCGAAGAGGAACGCGAGCGCCAGAACCAGATCGAGGCGGAAGCGATCGCCGCGAAGGACAGAATGGATCTCGATTACCTGATCGACCGCGAATGCAACGACATGGAGGATGTTCGCTACATCCTCCGCCGGCTCGCCAAGGCACAAGCTTTGCAGCTGGATCTCATCAAGAGGAATTTGAAGTGAAGTTTCCCGAACTCGAAATTGAAAACTTCCTCGCCTTGACTGAGGCGAAGATCAGCCTGTCCGACCGCGGCCTGGTCCTGATCCAGGGCGAGAACAACGCCAACACGTCCGCGACGTCGAATGGATCCGGCAAGTCCTCGATCGCCGACGCGCTGTGTTGGTGCTGGTTTGGCACGACGGCGCGCGGTGTCTCGGGCGACGACGTTGTCAACAATGTCGCCAAGAAGAACACCCGCGTCTCCTCGACGGTCGTTGATGGCGCGATCTCCTACACGGCGACCCGCTACCGGAAGCACAAGACGGGCAAGAACTCCCTGCAGATCGTCATGAACGACGGCTTCAAGGAAACCGACCTGACCAAGGGCACCGACAAGCTGACCCAGGAGGTTGCGAACCAGATCATCGGCTGCTCGCTCGAGGTGTTCGCTGGCTCGATCTACGCCGGCCAGGAGAAGATGCCGGACCTGCCGGCGCTGACCGACAAGAACCTCAAGCTGCTGATCGAGGAAGCTGCCGGCACGACCGTTCTGGAAGGCGCCTATAAGAAGGCGCGCGAGCAGATGACGGCGGCCCAGGCGAAGCTCACCGCTGCGACGGATATGGTCGAGCGTGCGAAGATCCGGATCGATCACACCCGCAACCAGCGGCTCGCTCTGACCGAACAGATCGACAATTGGGACAAGGCGCGTGACGCACGGCGCGAAGCGGTAAAGACGCAGATCGGCGCGATGATCCCTGCCCTCAAGAAGTTGCAGGAAGACATCTCCTTGTTCGACGTGCCGGCGATCGAAGCCGAGATCGCCGAATGCGATGCCAAGATCGCCGCGGTGGATGCAGAACAGAAGAAGCTCCGCGTGCTGGACATGAAGACGGTCGAGGCGAGCGGTTTTGTCAACTCCGCGGCGCATCGAATGGCGCTGGTCGAGAAGGAGAAGTCGATCATTGAGAGCGAGCTGGCGCGCATCGATCACAAGGTCGGTTGCCCTTGCTCCGAGTGCGGCCGGCCGATGACCGAAGCCGAGCTCGGCACTGCCCGTGCCAACGCCCAGGCGCGTTTGGACCTGAAGGCAGAGGAAGTGATGGGTGTTCGGGCGGACTACGACGCGCTGGTTGACGCACAGAAGCTCGCACAGAGCGTCCGCGATGAATTTGCTGCAACGATGGCTGACATCAGTGCGGTCGCAGCCCAGCGCGCTGCTCGTGAACGTGAGCTTGCAGGTGTCAACGCTCTGATCTCGCGTCAGGAGTTGACGAAGACGCAGGCGAAGAATCTCCGCGACCAGATCACGACGATCACGGCCGAGGTGAACCCGTTCGAAGCGCAGGTGTCGACCGTCGAAGAGCAGCTCCGCACCTTCGAAGACGAGTGCGCCGAGCTGGAGGCGAAGGCTCTGGCAGCCGAGGGCGAGCTTGCGATCGAACAGGAGGTGGTCAAGGTATTCGCGCCGTCCGGCGTGCGCGCCCACATTCTCGACGAGGTCACGCCGTTCCTCAATGAGCAGACGGCGAAGTATCTGACGACGCTCTCCGACGGCAACATGGAAGCCACTTGGTCGACGCTGACGCCGGATAGCAAGGGCGTCCTGAAGGAGAAGTTCACCATCGATGTGACCGACGTCACTGGCGGCGACAAGTTCGAGGCCCTGTCCGGCGGCGAGAAGCGCAAGGCTCGTATCGCAACGGCTCTGGCGCTGCAGGATCTTGTGGCGACCCGAGCATCGAAGCCGATCGACCTTTTCATCGGTGACGAAATTGACGATGCCCTGGATCCCGCTGGTCTTGAGCGTCTCATGCTGATCCTCGAGGACAAGGCGCGCGAGCGCGGCTCCGTCTTCATCATCAGCCATAACGAGCTGCGCGACCATATCCGCCAGGTGATGGTGGTCGAGAAGCAGGCTGACAAGACGACTCGCATCATGGAGACCACCGCATGAACGAGATCAAGCTCACCCGGAAGGAACGATCGGCGATCGTGAAGATCCTCGAAAAGCACAACACCTATCCGGCCAACACCTATGGCTTTTGGGCTGGAGCAATCGGCGCCAGCAATGCCGCGGCCGCCCGCAGGATGGAGCACACCGGTCTGATCTTCATCAATCGCATAGCGGACAATTGTTTCCGCTATGGCCTTACGGACGCTGGCAAGGAACGGGCACGAAAGGAAGCGGCATGAACCGGGCAGAACATATTCTGACCATTCTAGGCGAAGAGGGCGTCGAGGTCGCGCAGCGCTGCTCAAAGGCGCTTCGGTTCGGCCTCAAGGAGCGCCAGCCGAGACATCAGAGCAACAACGCCATGCAGATCTACGAGGAATACCTCGACATGATCGCGGTGATGGAAATGGCGATCGAGGAAGGCCTGATGCCGGAGCCTTTCGAGCCGTTCGCGGAACAGTGGAAGAAGGAGAAGAAGGCGAAGGTCGAGAAGTTTCTCGAATACTCGCGCCAGATAGGGACGCTCAATGACTAGAACGATCAAGGAAGAAGTCCATAACGTCCTCGACGGATATTTCGGCGAGAGCCTCGAGAATTCCGAGAATGAAGAAGTGCTGCGCCAGCACCTTTACGATCCGCTGGTCGAGGTTGCATATGAAGCGTTCAAGCGCGGTCAGCAGCATTCCGACGCCCGGCTGCACCGACAGATGAAGCTCGCCCAGCGCCGCGCGGCCGCTGCCAACAAGAACGCTGCGCGGCTATTCGCGGACTCTGTCGAATGGCGCAACAAGATCCTGGCGCTGAATACCAAGTTCATTGCGATCGCTCCCCATATCCGCGCAATGTTCGGCATCTGACCACCACAACATCTTGTGCTTTCCCAGCGATCGACGCGCTATAATGTAAGTAAGCACTTATTAGAGAAAGGAAACAGCAGTGGTTGTAAAGGGAAAGCGCCCGATCGTAATCTCGACCGACACCAAGGCGTTCATCGAGGAGTGCGGCAAGGAGATCATCGCAAAGCTGGGCGACCAGTGGTTCGAAGTCGATGGCACGCCTACCGCGACCGTGAAATACAAGGACGGCACCTTCAAGAAGAAGCCGCTGATCGCCGGCTGGAACTTCAAGCTGGAATATTGCTACGTCGGCCAGCGCGGCGCTCTGATCTTCGGCCTGACGCCGGAAGACTCCCAGGAATATGAGTTCATCGAAATGGACGCGAAGCAGATGGACACGACCTTTCCGATGGTCGGCCCCGCGGTGGCTCCCTTGTTCGCCTTGGAAGGCGAGAAGATGCACGTCATCCTCGAAGAGGTCATCGCCAAGCGCATGTCCGAGGAAGCCGAGCGCAAGAAGGTCGAGAAGGTCCAGGCTGAGACCAACTACGACGACAACGAAGAATATGGAATGTTCTGATGGGTAGAATTCTGATTGCGGGCCTCGACGGCTCGCTGCGTAACTTCGGCATCGCCACCGCGTGGCTGGATCTGGAGAGCCTCGAGCTGGAGATCAGGGAGCTGACGATTATCAAGACCGCGCCGTCCAAGGACAAGCAGGTCCGCGCCTCCTCCGACAATCTGGCGCGCGCTATGGAGATCAAGACCGGCGCGCACAATGCGCTGAAGGGCGTCACGACGGCGTTCTACGAAGTGCCGTCCGGTGGTCAGGACTATCACTCGGTCCTCGGCTTCGGTATCGTCATTGGCACCTATGCCGCCCTGCCGGTGCCGGGCATGGAAGTCTCGCCCTATGAGACGAAGTTGGCGGCTCTCGGCACCAAGACGGCGTCGAAGGAAGAGATGATCGAGTGGGCATTTGAGAAGTATCCGAACGCGCCATGGCGCACGAAGAAGCTGAAGGGTCAGATCCTTCCGACCAAGGATAACGAGCACGTCGCCGATGGCGTGGCGATTATGGAGGCCGGGATCAAGACGCCCTCATTCCAGCAGACGCTTGCGATCCTCCGGGCAAATACGATGGCTCTCGCAGCCTAATTTATTTGTCAAGTCTAGTAAGTAAATACTTACTTATTTATAGTGCGAACCCATCCTCGTGATGGGTTCCTTCAACTCCCGAACCTACGAGTTTCGCCATGCTTTTTGAACGCCAGGTCGAGCGTCTGCCCGATCACTACCCTTGGGCACAAGACTTTATCGAAGCCATGCAGGAAGGCTTCTGGACCGCCAAGAAGTTCACCTTCGACAGCGATGTCACCGACTACGAGCTCCGCCTGACCGAGGAAGAGCGCCAGGTCGTCAAGCGCTGTCTTGCGGCGATCGCTCAGATCGAGGTCGCGGTGAAGAAGTTCTGGGCGCGCCTCGGCGACAACCTTCCCCATCCGTCCATCACCGATCTCGGGATCACGATGGGCTACATCGAGGTCATCCACAACAACGCCTACGAGAAGCTCCTGAAGCGCCTCGGCCTGGTCAACGTGTTCAAGGAGAACATGACCGTTCCGGCGATCGCCGGTCGCGTCGGCTATCTCAACAAGCACAATGAAAAGGTCTATGGCAACGACCGCAAGCAGTATGTCTACAGCCTGATCCTGTTCACGCTGTTTGTGGAGAACGTAAGCCTTTTCAGCCAGTTCTACGTGATCCTGTGGCTGAACCGCTACCACAACGTCTTCAAGGACGCTGCCCAGCAGGTTAAGTATACCCGCAACGAGGAGCTCCTCCACGCGCAGGCCGGCATCCGCATCATCAACACGCTCCGGAAGGAATATCCGGACCTGTTCGACGCCGAGCTCGAGGAAAAGATCGTCTCTGAAACCCGTGAGGCTTTCATTGCTGAATGCGCCCTCATCGATTGGATGATCGGTGACTTCGAAAAGATGGGCCACGACGAACAGGGTAACGAGCGTCCGCTGAACAAGCGGATCCTCAAGACCTACCTCGCCGACCGCTTCAACCAGAGCCTCGAGGCTATCGGCTACGAGCGGCAGTTCCCCGTCTCCAAGGACGATCTCGCGAAGACCTTCTGGATGACCGAGGGCCTCTACGCCCCGTCCAAGGTCGACTTCTTCCATGGCGAACCGACCGAATACTCGCAGGCGGATCAGCCTGACGACGACGACTTCTAAGAAAGGAAAAGACGAAATGCGTCCTGATTACGCACACCTGAACCAGGTGTCGCTCAAGACGCTTTCGCGTGGATATCTGCGCGAAGGCATTGAGCCTGAAAACCTGAAGAGCGAGGCGATCGCCCGCTCAGAAGCCATGGTCGATGCGGCTGAGAAGATCCTCGGCCGCAAGCTTCCGATGCTGCGCAAGGGCATGCGCCGTGGCTGGGTCTCGCCCGCCTCCCCGGTCTGGTCGAACTTCGGCGTCAGCCGCGGTCTGCCCATCAGCTGCAACGGCAGCTTCATGGATGACGACATGGACTCCATCCTCTTCAAGAATGCCGAGATCGGCATGATGACGAAGGAAGGCGCCGGCACGTCGGTCTATGTCGGCAAGCTTCGCCCGTTCGGGTCGCCGATCTCCGGCGGTGGTCACTCGGAAGGCCCGGTCCATTTCCTGCGCCTGCCCCAGGAACAGGTCACTGTCGTCTCGCAGTCGAATGTGCGCCGCGGCAACTGCGCCGCCTACATCGACATCGAACACGAAGACATCGACCGGATGATGGATATCCGCTCGATCGCCGGCGGCGTCCATCACCCGATCCAGCATCTCTCCTTCGGCGTCGTCATCGGCGACGACTGGATGAACGAGATGCTGGCCGAGCCGAAGGGCGGCCCGAAGCGCAAGCTGATGGCGAAGATCCGTAACAAGCGGCGTGAGACGGGCTTCCCCTACATCATGTTCCGCGACAATGCGAACAACGCGCGTCCGGATATCCTTAAGCGGCTCAAGCTGCTGATCTATGCGTCCAACCTCTGCACCGAGGTCATGCTGCCGTCTGGTCCGGATGAGTCCTTCGTCTGCGACCTGTCGTCTGCCAACCTGCTCTATTACCACGAGTGGAAGGGCACGACCTTCATTCGGGAGATGATCTACTTCCTCGATGCGATCATGTCCGAATACATCAACAAGACCCGTGGAAAGCGGCTGCTTGCCGATGCACATCGGTTCGCCGTTCGCTGGCGCGCTGTCGGCCTCGGCACGCTCGGCTGGCACTCCCTGCTGCAGTCACGGATGATTGCGATTGAGAGCCAGGAAGCCCGCAACCTCAACATCGAGGTTCACGAGCATGTGGCCCGCGAGTCCCACGCGGCTTCGCGTGAGATGGCGGTCATCTATGGCGAGCCGGAAGGATTGAAGGGCACGGGCTACCGTAACCTGACGGTCAACGCGATCGCGCCTACCACGAGCTCCTCGATCATCTGCGGCCAGGTCTCGCAGTCGATTGAGCCGTGGGCTGCCAACATCTTCGAAAACGACAATGCCAAGGGTGTCTTCACCCAGCGCAATGTCCACCTCGAGGCGCTGCTGGAAGCCAAGGGTCAGAACACGCCGGAAGTCTGGCTGTCGATCCTGCAGGCAGCCGGCTCGGTCCAGCATCTCGATATCCTGACGGATCACGAGAAGGCCGTCTTCAAGACCTTCGTGGAAATCGACCAGGCGGAGCTCATTCGTCAGACCGGCGATCGCCAGAAGTTCATCGACCAGGGCATCAGCCACAACATCATCCTGCCGCCCGAGGCATCGATGAAGGAGGACATCGACCTGATCGTGCTCGCCTGGAGGTCCGGTTTGAAGTCCCTCTACTACCGCAAGGGGCTCAATAAGGCACAGGAGCTCGCCCGCGCGAATGCGTCCTGCGTGGCGTGTGAAGCATAATGGGGATCGATACCTGATGAGCTACCTGATCATGACCAAGCCGGGCTGCAACTACTGCACCCGCGCCAAGGCTCTTCTCAAGAGCCAGAATATCCCGTTCTCGGTTGTCGACCATGACACGCCGGAGAAGATCGAGCGGTTCAAGGCGAACGGCTACACGTCCTTCCCGCAGATCTTCCATGACGGAGTTCTGGTAGGCGGCCACGACGACCTGGTCGACTATCTCGAATACTGACGATCAAAAGCGCGCGCATCCCAGCTTTGCGCGCGCTATAAAGTAAGTAAACACTTATTTAATGAGGGAAGCATGTCTGGTAAGGAACGCATGTTCGTCAACGTGATCAAGGCGTCGAAGTCGGCCCTTGGCGGTTCGACGCTGTTCACCGTCCACGCGCGATATCCGCGCATCTTTCATTCGGAGCTGATGACGCACCGCGACTTCAGCCGTAACGCCGGCTCCTCGCGCGCCAAGCCGATCGCCAAGGTTATCGCCGAGGTCTGGCGCACCCCGTTCGTGCCGTGGCATTGGGGTAAGAACCAGAAGGGAATGCAGGCTGGCGAGGAGATCGGCGGCTGGAAGCTTAAGGTCGCCCGAGGCGTCTGGGTCGGAATGTCCAAGGTCGCCTGTGTCGCAGCTTACACGCTCGACAAGCTCGGCTTCCATAAGCAGATCCCGAATCGCCTTCTTGAGCCCTTCACCTACATCGACGTCCTGATCTCCTCGACCAAGTGGGATAACTTCCTCTGGCTGCGCGATCACAAGGACGCTGAGCCGCATTTCCAGGATTTGGCGGCGATGTTCCGGGAGGCGCTCGAAAACGCGTCTGTGGAGATCTTGCAGCCCGGCGAGTGGCACCTGCCCTACGTGACGGTATTCGAGAAGAAGCTTCCGCTGGCGACCCAGCAGATGCTCTCGGTCGCTCGCTGCGCCCGCATCTCCTATCAGCCGTTCGATGGTGACGCTTCGATCGAAAAGGAGATCCAGCGCTACAACCTGCTGGTCGGATCTACGCCGCTCCATGCCTCGCCGGCCGAGCACCAGGCCACGCCGGATGGCAAGGCTCCTATCGGCCTCACCGACGTCTGGGATTGGGAGCACCCCGAGCTTTCCGGCAACTTCGACGCTGGCTGGATCCAGTATCGCAAGACGCTTCCCGGCGAAGTCTATCGCCAGGCCGCATGATGGAAGCGGAGATCTCCACCAAGTCAATCAACCTCGATGTTGATGTCGAGGAGTTCAGCACCGGCTGGTGCTACCGCTTCCCTGGAAACGATCCGACCGCGCAGTGGCGCGGTCCATACCTCAACGAGCAAGCCGCTACCGATGCCGGCATCGCTGCGATCGAGGAATTCATGACCTATCACGTCGCCGACATGCTCGGCCTTAGCAACTGAGGAAACTACAATGGGCGCATCCGTTCCCGCAAACATTCTCTCCATCCCGACCAAGCGCCTGACGCCTGCGGCAAAGCTTCCGACTTACGGTTCGGCTGAAGCCGCCGGCATGGATCTCTATGTCGACCTGTCCGGTATGGTCGGCTATGACGCTGAGCAGGATCCTGCCGAAGGCGTCGTCTTCACGCTCTACGCTGGTCAGCGGGCGCTGCTGGAGACCAACATCGCAATGGAGATCCCGACGGGCTATTACGGCCAGATCAAGCCGCGCTCCGGTCTCGCCTACAAGAACGGCATTGTCGTCCTCGGCGGCGTGATCGACAGCGACTATCGCGACGGCATCGGCGTGATCCTGCTCAACTCGGGCAAGGAGAACGTCCAGTTCAAGCACAATGACCGCATCGCCCAGATGGTGCTCCTCGAGCACTACACCGGCCATCTCTTCGAAGTGGATGAGCTCGGCGACACTGTTCGCGGCACCGGCGGCTTCGGCTCGACGGGCGCCTGATGCTTTACGGGCTCACTGGATCTTCTGGGACTGGCAAGACCACTCTTGCCAGGACCGTCGCCGAGTCCCTATCGGCTGAGTTCGTCGCGACGTCGATCACGGCGAGCGGCAGGCGCCACGGTTATGATCCCGTGGGGCTTATGTCGCTCCAGGACCGTATCAAGCTTCAGCACCATCTCCTCGATGACCTGGTGGAGCTCATCAAGAACGCCAAGCGCCCGGCCATCATGGACCGGACGCCCATCGACCTGATCGGTTACATGTATGCGGAGATCGATATGCACTCGCATCTTCGGCTCTCGCAGGTTGATATCGCTCGGATCGAAGCCTACCGGCAGCGCTGCCTCGATGAGACGGTGCGGTGGTTTGACCACGTTTTCGTGACGACGCCCCTGCCCGTCTACGAGACTGCGGAGACCCGGCCCGTGGCGAATGCTGCCTACCAGCAGCACTCCCAGATGATCATGGAGGCATCCATTTACTCGCTCACCGGGAGGGTGAATTTCTCCATCTTGCGGCCGCCTGGCCTCGAGACCCGCGTTGAGCACGTCCACGACACCATCGTCGCCAGGATGAACATCATCGATCGGCAGCGGCGCGGCGCAACGGGACTTCACTAAATTCGCGAATGAATTTGTGCATCCCAAGTCAAGCGCTGCTATAAAGAAACTATAAGTAAGCACATACTGACAGCGAGGCGACATGAAGAATTGTTTCGGACACTTCATCGTCGCCTCCGCCTACCTCTTTGTCATCGCTATGTGCCTCTACCCGTTTTCAAAGTGAGGAAAGAATGAAGACCGAGACCGCCCATCAGGAAGAGACCATCGCATCGGTGCGCGCTGATCTGCAGCTGCGCCAGGATGCCGCCGTCGAGGCCAGTCGCATTGCTTGCAAGCGCAAGCTTTTGGAAGCTCTTGTCCACGCCGGCCGTGAGGCTGAGACCCACTTTCAGGCCGCCAAGGCCCGCAAGAAGCTTCTCAAGGGCGTGCTGAACGACCTGGAGCAACTCGACGGCGAAGACGATCTCGAGATCAAGGAACTTCAGGATCTTTTGGTTAAGACGCGCGATGCGATCGACGGCACTGTTTCGACCGCTGTTCTCGCCTTCGCCGCTACGCCGGCAGAAACGCCGGCAGAAACGCCGGCAGAACCGCCGTTCGCTCTGTCGCCGGCCCGGTTCGCCGCCTAACACGAACAGGCCGGTGCTTCGGACCCGGCCAGTGCGGCCACCGCGTCCTTCGGGTGTCAGTCGGGGTAATAGGCTCAGCGTATGCGAGCCGGCTGCGAAGCATCCAGGGGTCGCGCCCTTGGCGACGAGTGAAATCGTGACAAGCGGAGAGAGAGCCGCACAAGTTTCGCCCGAATGGGCAATGAATGACCAGTGCGTGACGTGCGGTTCGAGTCCGCGTAGAGGGTCGCACTGGTGGTAGTCGATGACGAAGCTGGTCGTCGGCCTGTGTGAAGGTAGCGCTCCTTCACACCAGTTTCGCCCGAATGGGCAGTAGTTTGAGGAAGTGGGGAGGTAGCAACCCTGCTGGTCGGATCCTTATCGCTTTGGATCCCCGCGAACAGCGGCCAGCCCTCAATTCAGGTGAAAACACGGTAGACCTCAGTCTCTACAAGACGCCGTGGGACGCAGTGGAAGCCTGCAACTTTCAGATCGGTCGTTTGAGGCGACCGTAGGGGCGGCGCCCGAAGGCCAAGGGCGCAGCCGGAGAATGAGACGGACGTAGGTAGCTCAGTTGGTAGAGCGGCTCTCGGGTAGAGAGCGCGTCGTCGGTTCGAGTCCGACCCTGGTCGAGATGGACCAGTCCGAGAATTCGCCCCGCCCCGCCTTTTGATGAAGGGTGCTCCGCATGTCTCTACGAGTGCTTGAAGCGTAGAGGTTCCCCGCATTCCCCGTAAGACTACCCGAAAGGGGCGGTTGGGGTTACGCAAGTGCCGACAAGGACGGCTTAGGCCGTCGACTCATAAACTCTGACACCAGATCCTTGCGGCGACGAGTTTGACAGCTGCGAGATAATTTTCCGGGCGCTTGTCGTAGCGAGTGGCGATACCTCGAAACT